ATGTTGGCGCGTTCGCTGTCGTCCACTTCATCGCGGTCGTTCGTGGGGACATCGTAATCGGGCTCCGAATCGCGTGGGTCGGTCGTTTTCCAGCTATCGTAAGACATCGCTACCTCCGAGAGAAGCGGCCGCCGGTTCGGATTTACGAACCCATCACCCATTTAAGGGCTACTCGGCGGCCATGGGTTGACTAGACGAGCGAGTAGGACGCGTCGATCGCCGACAGCTGACGTCCGAGCGCCACGGTAGCGCCAAACTGACGAACCGGCGAAAGGTCTTTCATGCTCCGAGTGAACGCGTTGTGCAGGCCCCAGACGTTTCCACGATTGGCTGCAATTTCCGGAACGGTCGTATCGTCGGCGTCGAAGTAGAAGCGGTTGACGTCTTCGAACAATCTGATGGGCAACACGCGGGCCGCGAAGACGTCGTAAACAATCGCTTTCGCTCTGTCGGCTGAAATGGCCGCGCCTTGCAATCGCGCTACTTGAACGTCGAACGCCTGTGCCTGAGTGAGGAATTTGTCAAAGCCGTTCGCCACCATGGCACCGAAGTCTAGACCGGTTGTGTTCTTGCGTTTCCACGCGAACACGCTACCCGACAGTGACAGGTTATCGCAGACGAAGACGGTAGAACCCGCGACACCCTGCAGTCCAAGTGAACTATCGGTCGAATTGCGGAAACCAAGCGCGGTCGAACGCTCTTCAAAGGCACCCTTCATGTTGACGATGCCGAAAAGCGCAGCACCCTTCGCTCCGAGTGCTAACTGAGTGTCGAGAACCTCGTAACCGCGATGCTCGATTTCCGACAACAGAGCTTCGACCAGCACGGCATGCGGTATCGGCTTGTGCATGGGTCCGAGTGCGAGAGGTTCCGGCATCAAGCGCAGAGCGTCGAGCGTCGTGAGCTTGCTTGCGAACTTGGGCGAGTGAAGCATGAGTCCGTTCATTGTCGTTTCTCCCTGTCTGTCTGGCGGACTGACTACCGCCTTGCATGCGATTGTTTACTGATGTGCTGGGCACTCTGCGATATGGAGAATTGCCCGCTTGGCTGTCCAGCGGTCAGCCACCTTTCCGCACGTTGGGCAGTAGATGCCCGCTTTGTCCTGACTGGCTCGGATGAGTGCGTCGAGTGCTTCGTTCTTTGTCATGCTGGCCTATAGAGCACGGCGCATGCCAAGCAAAACGCTAGGAAAAACGCTCGACTAGCGCGGAACGTGTACGATTCTGGCCCGTCGTGTTCTGTTTCAGCGGTACATCGCACGGCTGCACGCGGCTGCACACTGTGCGCGCGGCTGCACGCCTTGATACAGTTCTGCACGCTCTGGCGCATGACTGCACATAATTGCACGCCATTGCACGTAACTGCACGCCGTTGCACGCTTTGGCGCACTTCGGCACTTCGCGCGCGTCCCCTCGCGCTGACAGCGTCCTCGCGTGAGAGCACTGGGGTAGCCCAAATGGGACAACTGGGGCAGCCCAAATGCCGCAACTGGGGTGGCCCAAGTGTTGCAGCTGTTGGGGCCGGAGGTTGTGATGAAATCAGCATTGTTCACGGTTCGAGAGTCTGCAGGCGAGAAGCACGCCACAGTGAGCGACCAGCCCATCGAACTCTCGCGGGCAGAGGTGCTGCGTCAGCTGTTGGCGAAACACGAAGAGCCGAAAGGGGCGAAGTCATGAGCGACATCTGCCCGAGTCGTGACGATGCTCAGGCCCATATCTACGACCCCTCAACCGGCTACTGCCGCTTCTGTGAGACACGATGTGCGGTAGGGAAGGATTGGCGACTGTGCAGTGAGTCAGGCTGCACCAAGGTGAAGATGTTTCACAGGAGTCGCTGTTACTCGTGCTGGCAAGCCCAGAAAGAAGGAGCAAAGTCATGAGCCGCGACATCCTGCATGTGAGCGTGGGCACGGACTCGACGTTCCACGTCCCGATGTGGACGCTGTCGAAGCGCAACCCGTGGGGCAAGGGCTTCCGACGCTACATCTATTACTCGCCCTACTCGGTGCTCAACACGATTCGGTTCCACGACGGCCCGGTGAAGATTCGGGCCGCACGGCCGCGCCCATTGAACTCGCGCTGACGCGCTCGGCAAACACTGGGGTGGCCCAAATAGGAGGATGGTTATGGGAACGAGAGATTCGCTGAGAGCTGGAGCAGAAGCGTATCTTCGGAACGAATACTTGCTCGACGAGGAAGAGCAGCGGCGTCACGACCACGCGATTCGGTGCCACTGTATGGAGGCGCCGGTAGTCGTGACTCAGTCGTCGTGGGGGCTGTCGTGGTGGGCAGTTGGCATGATGATCGGCATCATCGTGGGGAGGTTGTTGTAATGGCCATCTGTGCCCAAACAGGCAAACGGCAGCTGTCGCGCTCGGAAGCGAAGCTGAAACTGATCGAGCTGGCGAAGTGGGACGCGAGCGGCTACACGTCCGACACGGCCCCGATGAACGTCTATCGGTGCAGCCACTGCCACCGCCATCACGTCGGACACAATCGGTTAGCGGGCGATCTGCGACCCGCACGGAGACTCAACGTATGACACCCGAACGCCTGCTCGACGTGCTCGACGAGGTCTGGGAGTATCTCGACAACCACGCGGACGTGGACGACGGCGACGACGGTCAGCCCGTCGCGAACCGCGCCATGCGCCTCGCTATCGAGGTGAGCAAGGCTCGTGATGCGGTCAGCCGGTCCATCGACCGCGCGAACGGAGATCACTGATGAGGGCCGGACTCTGCTCTCGCTGTCAGCGCCCCACGAAGACATTCTGGTCGCGCACATGGGACGCGTGGCTCTGTAGCATCTGTTGGCGGAATGTGAGGGCACAATGAGAGCTGGATTGGCGGTCGGCATCATCGGCGCGCTCGCGTTCAGGCTCATGATGCTGGGACTGGGGCCAGCCCGTTTGAAGCTTGAGGTGGCGCCACGTCTGTGTGCGTCACCCTGTGATGTACGCGTCCTCGTGAAGGTGGTGCCCGAAGAGGACAATCGCGGGTTCATCGTGACCGTGAACGGGGACAACTACGAGTCGTCATCGTCGCAGCAGCTCGACGGGATAGCAGCCCCATACACACAGGCGTATCTGTGGTTCAAGGAGCTGCCCGCTGGCCAGTACGACGTGGAATGCTCCTTGCAGACGTGGCGAGGGACAATCGCAGTGGAACGGACAACCGTAGAGGTGAAGTGATGAGAACAAAAGACTCGCAGGGACAAAGGCGAGCTGCGCGGCCGAACCATGCGTCGAATCGCAGAGCTGAACGCCGCACTGTTAACAACCGTCAACTCGGTAACTGGAGATGAATGCATGAACCCCAAAATCGTCTGGACACTCGCGACCGTTGCCTTGCTGACTACCGCTTGTGCTGGAGGTAGCAACCCGACTGCTCCGTCTGCCGCAACGCCACCAGCGCCACCAGCGCCCACGACGGCTACCCTCCAAGTCAGTCTGGACGCCGCCTCGTGCTTCAACGTCGCGGATGTGACTGTCTACATCGACGGCCTGATGGCAGGACCTCTGCCGATCATCCCCGGCTTCAGCGTCTCGAAGACTGTCAGCATCGGCAGTCACACCGTCGAGGGTCGGGGCGTCTCGAAGTTTCTGCCGCCCGACTTCGTGCAGCATCCGTCTGTATGGCCGGTGCTGACGGTGAACGTGACCGCTGCGGGGGCTTCCCAGCTCATGACCTGTGCGGGCAGCAGAGGGTATAACACGTCAGCCAAGACGGAGTAGGTGTATGAAGCATTCAACCGGCAAGCGCAAACCCAACTTGGACTGGTACGACCGGCAGATCGACAAGGGGTCGAAGCGATGATCCTGCTCTGGTATCGAATGCACACAGGCGACTACGTGCCCGGTGGCAGCTACGTGGATTGGCAGTCGCTACTGGCCATCGTGCCGAACCACCTCCTTGATGCGAAGTGGGTCATCCGCTCGGCCCTCTACTTCTTCGGCACCCATCAGGACCGCTACGTCACCGTGACGGTCCACGTCTTTCAGTCGTGAGGATCCGATGCCCAAACTGTCAACGCATCCGCGTGCTCTTTCGCGAAAACAGATGCAGAAGCTGCTGGCGCAAGCAGCGGCCACTCTTCGTCGTCGCAACGCTCGACACGGGCGAACGTCGCTACGTGAACTCTGCTTGGCTGGCCCGCAAGCGTGGCAATGTCCGAGGTGCGGAAGTGATGCGTGCCTCAGGGCGTGCCTACGTGTGGGACGCCGAATCTGCGCGCGCTGCAGCTCTGAAGATGTGGAAGCAGCGGCCCGTGAACAAGCGGATCGGCGTGAGGCTGAAAGGGCCATTCAAGCGGCCTACACCGAAGCCCTCGCTGATCAAAAGGATCGTGAGCGTCGATACGCCGAAGCCGAAGCCCAAGCCCGAGGCTGGTCAAGCCTCAACCGTGGTCTATCTCGGCAAGCCGATTGCACAGAAACCGCCCAACAGGAGGAAGTGATGGAGAAGCAGAATGTGATTATCAACGGAGTGACGCTGTCGCGCGAGCAGATCGAAGCGGCAGTCAAGGAGCTGAACACGCCCGTCGTGCAGCAGCCCTACCAGTATCCGCGCACGCTGCGGCTGAAGACTCGGACAGACGTCGAGTTCGTCGTCCCGAGTGGTCCCATACGGACGGCTGTCGACAGGTCAGTCACCCTCTGGGGCCTGTCGTCGTCGAACGAGGCGCCCGAGAACCATCAGACCCTGATCTGCTCGAAGGGCGACGGCAGCACCGGTTACACGCGCGGGGGCGCCTACCGCGTATGGCTCCCCAAGCTCGAAGTCGTGTTGTAATGGCGAAGCAGCGTCCGCTCACGCACGAAGAACGCAGAGCCCTGATCGAAGCTCCGATCTCGATCACGTCGAGTGGCGGCAAGGGCTGGGGTGGGGCATCGCACGCCCACCTTGGTCTGGGCCTCCACTCCCGTAAACGCTCCGTCTCGTTCGACGGAGACAACTCGTCACCCGATCAAGAGGATTACTCTGATGCCTACCGCCAGTCGTAACGCCCGGAAGAAGGCCCGCGCCAAGCGCACGATGTCACTGACGAAGCGCGCCTTGCGCGAGGCGGCATTCGCTGCCAATCGTAACCACTCGGTCATCATGATGCTGCTCGATCAGGCTGGCGGCGAGATCCGCATCCCGAAGGCGACGATGGACCGCATCGTGCCCCGGATGTCCACGCTGCAGTTCCAGATCACGCCCGATGGTCAGGACGGCGCAGTCATCAGCACGGTCGTGCAGGGCAACGAGCTGTCAGCCGAGACGCTCGAAGCCATGAAGGCGCGGATGAACGCGGCCCACAACGAGCCGCTGCCAGCCACTGACGCTACACTTCCGTCCTACGAGCCCCCGGCCAACTCCGTGACGGCCGCACTGGCTCGCGAGATCGACGAGCCCTTGCCCTTCGATCCGACCGACGTGGCCGAGGATCCGGCGTAGTGGGCCGCATCATCAAGATCCTGAATGGCACCCAGAGCGGGCAGGTGGACCTCTGCCCGACCTGTCGCTACGCCTCCATCTGGATCGATGCGCGGGGCGAACATCGTCTGTGCCAGTCGAGCACGCGGATGACCCCTCGCGGGAAGGTGTCCCAGTGTTCGGACTACTCGGATCGCCGTGAGCCCCACATCTCGGACCTCCGAGCTATCGCGTGGGAGCTGCGAACGGACAAGAAAGGGAAGGCGGTAGGGTTCGCTGCACCTGACGCGAAGAAGGCCCGATCGCAACCTTGGGAGGAAGACGTGTGAGCACTCTGATCGAACGCCCCGACCGCCTGAAGCTGACGCGATTCGCTGACCTCGTGAACCACCCACCGGCCCCGTGGCTGATCCGTGGCGTGCTTCGCGAGTCATCGGTCGCGATGCTGTATGGGCGGCGGGGCTGCTACAAGTCGTTCGTGGCCCTGTCGATGGCAGGGTCGGTCGCAACGGGTGTCCCTTGGATGGGTCACCCTGTCCCCAATACAGGACCGGTCATCTACGTCGCCGCAGAGGGCGGTGGCGGCATGGTCCAGCGAGCCCGCGCACTGTCCGAATATCTGGACATACACCCGGCCAAGTTCGACATCCACTTCGTGACCGAACCCATGGCCGTCCTACGCGACTCCGACGACATGGAGCTGGTCGTCGAGCGCATCCGCGAGCTGATCGATTGGGAGCCCGCAGGCTCGGTCGACGAGGAAACGGGCTACGTCCATGAGCACCCGGTGGCTCGTGAGTGGCCCCGCCTCCTCGTCATCGACACGCTCTCACGCTGCCTGATCGGTAACGAGAACCAACAGGAAGACATGGCAGCGTTCATTCAGGGCGTAGACCGGCTCAAGGTGGAGTTCGACTGCACGATCCTGATCGTCCACCACACCGGCATCAACGAGGACCGACCGCGAGGTTCGACGGTCCATGAGGCTGCCTGCGACACGGTGTACTCGTTAGAGGCCGGTGACGGCGACGACCTGTCCCTTTTGATGGACTGCAAGAAGATGAAGGACTCGGTCGAGCCGCCCGTCCTTGAGATGGTTCGGCGTCCTGTTGAGGTGACACCGCGACCCGATGACGATCCCGACGAGAGCCTGTCGAGCGTCGTGATTGTGCCGAACGACGAGGACGAAGAGGACCGATCTGCTCACATGTTGTTGGTTCTAGGCGAGATGGGGCCAATGTCGTGGACCAATTGGCTTGGTTCCACGGGAGTGCCTCGAACGACGTTCCAACGCACGGTCGTGGAACTACGCAAAAGTGGCGAAATCATTAAGGAAAACAACCTTTGGCGGGTCGTCTAGTTCCACGATTTTTTGCCTTGGAACTAGAATTAAGTCGTTGATTCTAAACGGTCCTAACGCTGGGACCAACGCACACGGGGGGATATATAGATCCCCCGTGGCTGGAACCTGCGGGACTCGAAAGGGGGCAGAAGTGGCTGGATGGATCTACGCAGTGCAATGCGCGGGTTACGTGAAGCTAGGGTTCTCCCGAACTCCTGCCGAACGAGTCTATGACCTTCAGAAGTTGTGTCCGCTGCATTTGCAGGTACTAGGCGTCAAGCCGGGGGATCTGGTCGCAGAGAGCCGACTGCACCGGAAGTTCGCGGACAATCGTCGGCACGGGGAGTGGTTCGTGTTGACTGATGCCCTCCGTGAGCACATCGAGGAATGGGCCGTGGGACGAGGATGCCGATCTACTATCGCCAGTATTCAGGCGAAGGCGTTGAAGCTGTTCACGGAAGGTGGAGGGCGGGTATGAAGCAGTTGGCACAACAGATGAAGGAGAGCGTGTATGGCAAATAACACCGGACCAAACCCGACCCCGATCCCGAAGACGCACCAGAAGCGCAAACGTGAGCGCGCCCTCTGGAAGCAGTACGCGCGGGACGGCAAGATCGTCAATGCGGCTGGCCAGTGGGTCAACCGCAGCTCATTGCCGGATACCTCGATGAAGCGGGACTTCAGCCCGCAGAGTGGGGCCTAGTGGCTGGCCCGTGGCGCGTCAGCTACGACGAGAACGGCGGCTACGACTGCATGACTAGCTCGTTCGACGTGCTGAAGATGGCCGAGGGGCCTTACGGTCCTGTGGTGCTTCAGGTCATCGCCCTCGATCTGGGCGACTACGGCGAACGCACGGCATGGGACCCCGACGAACCGAAGGCCGACTACGAACAGGCGTGGCAGGACGCCCGAACGATCTGCGAGGCGTTGAACGCCCGCGATGGAGGACAGGCATGAATCTCACCGATCCGCAGGAAGTGTTCGACACGGTGGCGCAGCATCTGATCGCTCAGGGAAAGAAGTCGATGGCTCGACTCTCCGAAGACCCATACCCCCACGCTGTCTGCGCCTACCGGGGCGAAAACGGCACCAAGTGCGCGGTCGGCTGCCTGATCCCCGACGAAGCCTACGACCCCTCCATTGAGAACACGGGGGTCGTGTTCTGGAAGGTGCTGAGGGCGCTGGGCGTAGATGTCGAGCCGCAGGGGCCGCGTGAGGACTCTGGCACATACCACGCCCGCTGCTTGGAGGCTCTGCCCACGCTCAACCTCCTGATGAAGCTGCAGGCTACCCACGACAGCTGCCCCGTGCCTCTGTGGGGGCTGGAGCTGGTCAGGATCGCAGAGCATGAGAACTTGTCAGCTCGCATGGTCGAAGGAGGCTTCTGATGGCTCAATGCGTGGAATGCGACGGCGCGGGCGTGCTCGACTGCTGCGACTGTGAGGGATCCGGGCGTCAGATCTGTCCCGAGTGCAGTCAGGAGACTGGCGACTCATGCGACCTCTGCAGCGGTGACGGCACAGTCGAGTGTCAGGAGTGTCAGGGCGCGGGCGAAGTGGACGAGGACGATGGCCTCTAGGTTGCAGCAGCAAGCCCTGAACCTGCCCCGACGCCCACTGCCGCCACCCACGCGGGTGAAGCAGTCGCGAAGGGGCGAACCGGCCCGCAAGGCCAAACACCGGAAACGAGGTCTGGAGTGATTCTCCCATGCGAGAAGTGCGGCAGGGACGTCGAGATCGTCCCGTGCCCCGATGGTGGGCAGATCGTCGTGCATGCGGCCGACTGTCCGAAGCCGGTGGTGTCGCTGCGAACGGCCAACCGTCTACGGCTGGGGACGGTGACCTCGCTCGATGTCCACGCAGGAGAGCAGTAATGGATGAACGCACCCGACGACTCCGAGAGCTACAGCGTTATCGTGCGGCAGAGTTTATTTCTGGCGAGATGGTCGCTGATGCGAGCGGTAGGTATGTGCGCCTGTCTGATGTTGAGGCGGCCGTGCTGGACACCGAGGGGGACCGACCGGCCCAGAAAACGTGGTGCCAGATGTGCGGCACGGCGTGCGCTGTGTATTGCGATGCGTGCCACGAGGTTCTATTTCATGCGGACACCGAGGGGGACGCCAGCCCCGCGCCGTCGATTTGCCCGAGCCACATCTGTCCGGTCTGCTACCACGAAAAGGACCGCTGTTCACATTGCGATACCATGCGCCCTGCGCTCCATTACTGCTGGACGTGTAAGGGGCCATGCCGAATCGTGCCGCTCCCCAATCCTCCGGTGCAGCCATGACACATGGACTTGAACGCACCAGCCCCAAAGGTGGGCCATTCGTTGGACGCTGCATCTACTGTGGACAAGTCGGACTGCCGATGCGCGCCGCGTTAGAACCGTGCGAGAAAGCGCCCCGGCAGGATCAGCAGGTTCTTGATGCGCTCAAGCCTCCGGGGCAGCCCTGATGGCACGTCGCGTGCAAACCTACGTACTCAAGGAGACTGAATGAGAAACTATCTACTGATTGGATTGGCACTACTCGCGGTCGGCTGCTCGACGCAGCATACCGTGGGCGCAGGTAACCCGTCGCTCGGTGTGGTGTCGATCACCGGCCCCAGCGACAACTCGGCCCCCACGTCAGGACGCCTCTCGGTGAGCGAGGCCGCTCTGCTGACCGGCGCGCCGTTCGTTGGACCGACCACTCCCGAGGCCGTTCCGCCGGGAACGCCGGGGACACTCACTGTCCACTTCTTGGTGCAGCCCGACTCGAACATTCAGGCTGAGCTGAAGTTCCGGGCAGGCGTCTACGACTTCGACTTCGTGACCACCAACATCAGCGGCAACCTGCAGAACGCGATGATCCACTACGGTGGGCAGTATGCGGGCGAGCATGGCAGCTGTACGGACTGGGTCAGCTCGAATGTCGTGTTCACGCCGGGGCTTGCGACGGACACGCTGACGGGCCACTGGGAAGCGGACTGCCACCATTCCGACCTCGCGAGGGCCGGGGATCGTGGGACGTTTGCCCTGACGCGGCCGGGGACGCTCGCACCGCCACCGCCGCCTCCTCCCCCATCGTGCCCCGCTGGGACACATGGCGCTCCTCCGCAGTGCGTGCCGAACGAACCGCCACCGCCACCGCCGCCCCCAGTGGTCTGCGTGCCGCCACAGGTGCTGCAGGGTGGCGTCTGCGTGACCCCGCCACCGCCCGTGTGCTCGGGTGCGATCCTTGGCGGGATCGAGGTTCGAACGGGTAATACGTGGGGATCGGCGCCTAGCCCGCTCGACCACAATGGCTACCCACAGGCGCGGGTCAGCGTCACGCTGACGCCTCCGGGCTGCGCTCCGGCGACCATCACCGGGACGTCCGATGTGGAGTGGCTCACGATTGACCACAACCAAGACCAGCCCGGTTACCTGCTGTTCAACGTCGTGGGCAACAGCTCGAAGACCGACACACGCACGGGACACCTGACGATCAACGGCCAGACCGTCACGATCACTCAGGACCACAAGTAGCACTGTCCGGGGGATGGGACACAGTGTCCTGTCCCCTGATCAGGACAGCTCGCCTGACATAGCGCCCCTTGGGCGCGTACCGGTGGGAGCCCCAAGAGGTGGGGGCGACGGAACTGCACGGGCTGGCACGACGGATGCACTTTAGGGATTTACATCGACCAACCACCAACACTGGAGAGTGAAGCATGGGTTCCAGACAGTCACAGTTCAAGACCGGCGGCGGGTTCCTGAATGGCGTAGACGGCGTCATCACCGGCTACAAGTTCACGGACGAGTTCAACGGCCGGGAGTTCGACCCGAAGTCGGGCGCATTCCACTCCCTCTACTGCGCCGTCTCGGTGCGTGTGGACGGAGCCGAAGAGGACGTCACCCAGCATCTGTTCGCGGGCGGCGCCGACGACTACGAGATCAGCGATGACGGCCTCACGCTGACCGACCCGGCGGGCGGTTCGTGCCGCATCGGCGGCAAGACCGGCGCGGCGTTGTTCTTCGGTTCGTTCATGGAAGTGGGCAAGTGCGAGGATAGCTTCTCGGACGACGAAGCCATCGTCAACTTCGAGCCCGCCATCGGTGCGCGCGTCCGCTTCGTGCAGCGCAAGAACGCCGAAGCGACGGCCAAGAAGGGCCAGCGCGTGGACAAGAAGACCGGCAAGAAGTACGACCGTACCGATCTCGTGATCGACACGGTGTACGAGCTGGCGACGGAAGCGCCCGCTCCGGTCAAGGGCAAGGCGACGAAGCCCGCCGCCAAGGCCACGAAGGCCCCGGCGCTGGACCTCGACGCGATCTGCGGTCAGGCCGTGGTCGAGATCGTCACGCGACTGGGCAAGCCCACGGGCGTGAAGCAGTTCTCGATGGAATCGCTGAAGAGCGACGTGCTGAAGTCGGCGGAAGCGAAGCCGCACGCGACGGCCATCCGCAAGCGCATCATGGAACCGGAGTTCCTGACGGCGCTGAGCGACGGCGACAGCGTCGAGTACGCGGGCGTCGAGTACAACGTCGGGTTCAACGCGAACAAAGCCTTGGTGACCGTCACCGAAGCCTAGTTCGTGCGGTTGGGGCGCGGCCCAGTCGTGGTATCGGGGGCAGGAGCACACCGGCACCCACGACGCACTACGGGAAGCTCTACGCGCCAGTTTTTGACGAGGGGCGACCTCGTCAACCGGATGGGGCTCGATCAGAGGTCGGTGCAGTAAGACGCTCCGGTATAACGGACGCGCAGTCAGGCACAGGACGGATCGAGCCCCACTTTTATCTAGGAGGATGGATGGCTGAAGTGAACCCATACGCGCAACAGTCGCTCGCGTCGTTGTTCTTTCGGATCATGTTCGCGGCGTTCATCGCAGCCAAGGTCGTCGGGGGTCTGTACGTCTCGACGTGGTCGTGGTGGTGGCTGCTGATGCCGTCCGTCCCGTTCATCGGTGCGTGCTTCCATGGAGGTCTGTAATGGCTGAGATCAAGATCGGCATCGGGGACAACGGTCAGCTCGGCGTGGCCGTGTCCAACGACATCTCGAACAACCTCCCGCTCGTGCTCGGCTTCATCGAGCTGGCGAAGAGTGCGCTCATCGATCAAGCGAAGCAGTCGCAGAACCGCGTGCAGCCCGCCTCGTTCCTGCCGCCGGGGCTCAATTGACGCGTTCAGCGCGTGTCGTCATCCTCCTGCTGATTGCGATTGAGGGCCTGTCACTGGTGTTCTCCTACTACCTCGTGCGGTGGTTCCGGCTGTGATCGTCGATCCGCACGACTACGGCATCGACCTGTTGGCCTCTGATCTCGTGCGCTCGCCGGGGCTGCACGCGAGCACGGTGTTCAATGGGCTGTTCGAGGAGCTGGATCCTGACCGCTACAAGTATGATGGTCCTCCGAATCCGATGTCGCTCGCGATGGGGACCGCATGGGAGAAGCATCTCGAATGGCTCCTCGTCAAGAACGGGGTTGAGGCTGTTCGACCCGGCGAGCACATGAGCCCCCCGTGCGGCCCCAGCGAGACGGTGATTGCGTATTCGCCCGACCTGATCCTGTTCAACGGTGTCGTGCGCTGCGGCGAGATCAAGTGGACGTCGAAGAGCGCGAAGGATCTGCCGATGGCCGTCTCGACGTTCCTGCCGCCGAAGTATGACAAGTATCTGTGTCAGCTCATGCTCTACACCTACTGGCTGCGGATCGAGTTTGACGTCGAGGTGCAGGGGTGGCTCTCGCTCTCGCTGATGCATCAGGCGTGGAACCCACAGTTTAGGTGCTACAACCTCGACTTCGTGGACCGAGAGTTGCACGACAATTACCAGATGTGTATGAACTACGCCATTGAAAAGGGGCTGATCTGATGCCAACACCCTCCCGATTCTCACGCTTCACGCGCGCGACCGACGACATGAAGTTCCGAGTCATCTCGACGAATGCCGGAGAACCCGGCTCAGGCAAGTCATCGTGGTGGCTGGGCGCGCCCGGTCCTCAGGTGTGGCTCTCGTTCGACGGCGGGCTGGAGAAGATCGTCGCAGACCATCTGCGCGAGAATCCGGGCCGCGAGATCTACGTCGCGACCTACGATCTGGGCCTGATCCCGACGCTCGAAGACGAGAACGAAGTGCCGAAGTACTCGCAGGAGATGGCGATTGAACTGCGCGAGAAGGTGCTGAAGGACTTCAACACGGCCATCCGCGATGGCGCCCGCACAGTCATCCTTGACCGCGAGGACAGCTTCTGGAACGAATGCACCTACGCGGAGTTCGGGGATCCGAAGACTGGCAGCCCGAAGGATTGGGGCGCGCTGAAGGACGTCGAGCGCCGCATGGTCGCGACGGCCAAAGCGTCGGACATCAATCTGGGGCTCATTCAGGGCCTGAGGAATGAGTGGATCTCACAGGTGAACAAGAAGACCGGCGCGAAGGGCATCACGCAGAGCGGTCGGCGCGTGTCGGCGGGCCACGACGAGGCCGAGTTCATGACGTTCCACAACCTCTACCACGCGCGCACGACGCAGATCAATCTGAACGGTGAGAAAGAAGTCAACTTCGACATCCATGTGGGCAAGTCACATGAGCGGTCGATTCAGGAGCAGGACTTCCAGAATGTGAGCTTTGTCGAGATGGCGCAGCTGATGTTCCCGACGAGCCAAGAGTCCGATTGGGAAGATAGTAAGTAGCATGGCATCAAAAACGACCTTGTGGCGGCGAGCAAATCCCCTAGCGGCTAAGGCACATCGGGACCGAGAGCAGAAACGGGCTCACGATCCTGTGACCCGCAGCCGTCACAAGGTGTATAACGAGAGCTACCGCCATCAGACCAAAGTAGACGCGCTGAGTGCGTATGGTGGCTGCTTCTGTGCATGTTGCAATGAAGACTGTTTGCCCTTTCTGTCGCTCGATCACGTTGACAACGATGGAGCGGCCCATCGACGAGAGGTGAAGCGAGTGTCTGGAGCATCTTTTTACAGTTATCTTCGGGCGCGAAACTACCCAAAAGAACCGAGGCTTCAAGTGCTGTGTTACAACTGCAATTGCGGAAAGCGTGTAAACGGTGGGATCTGTCCACATGAAGAGATGCGGAAACTTCGGCGTGAAGAGGACTGGCAGGACACGGTCTGATGCTGCTCATAGATGATCGAGCCGGATCAGAAGAGCTGGCCAAACCGCTCCGGGCGATGGGCCTCCCGGTCACCCTCGAACGCTTGGAGTTCGGGGACGTGGCGTTCATCGGGCGCGGAGTGGGCGGCATCGATGTCTCGGTCGGCATCGAGTTCAAGCAGCTGGGCGAGCTGGTGCAGGCCCTCCGCACGGAACGCTTGGCCGGTCACCAGCTTCCCGGCATGCGCGAGTGCTACGACTTCAGCTACCTGCTCATCGAGGGGCCGTGGCTCTACGACAAGAGCGGGCGCCTGCAGCGGCGCTCGAAGATGTCCAAGGCGCTCAAGCCGCTCGGTGGCTCGATGTCGATCAGCGAGCTGCTGAAGCGCGTGTTCGTGCTGCATCTGGCCGGTGGGTTGAATCCCCTGTGGACGTCCTCCCGGCAGGACACGCTGTCCGTGATTCGTGACCTCTACCGGACGTGGACCGACAAGGCCCTCGACGAGCACAAGTCTCACCTCGCGGTCTACACGCCACCGGCCCCGATCTACGTCCCGGTGACGCCCGCCTCGCACTGCGCCAAGGGGATCGAGGGGATCGGCTGGCCGAAGGCCCACGCGATTGCCAAACACTTCAAGACGGTCGAAGCGATGGTCGCGGCCGACGAGAAGGAGTGGATGAAGGTTGAGGGCATTGGCAAGGAGCTGGCCGCGCGGGCGGTTCGCGCTTTGCATGAGAATCATTCATGACCAATGCACACCGTGACCGAATGCTCCTCCTCGTGCTGAAGAAGCAGACGCAGCAGGATGTATGGATCAAGTGGATCTTCGGCATCGTGGCCGCTGGCATGATGACGAAGGAATCCGGCGACAAGATCGGCATGGACATCCGCAAAGAGATGGCCGAGATCGACGCCGAGTTCGAGTCGCTGGAAGCCGCGATGACCTTCTCCGAGATGCCCGAGCTTAAAGGCCCGACGACGATTAACTAGGAGCATGAATGTCCCCAAGGCGACCATCGAAGAGTGGCGAGCTACTTGGCACGCCCACTACGACGTCTCTAACTTAGGGCGTGTTCGTAGTGTAGCTCGCGGCACTGCTCGTATCCTAAAACCCGGCCGGTCGAGTTCAGGTTACTGGAGTGTGTCCTTCGGCCGAAAAGCTGGCTCGCAGAGTGTTCACGTTCTTGTGGCAGCAGCGTTTATCGGCCCCAAGCCTGCAGGTTGTGAAGTTCGGCACAAAGATGACGACAGGTCGAATGCTTGTGCGGACAACCTTGAATACGGTAAGCGCATTGACAACGTCCACGACATGATGCTGCGCGGACGACAAGTCTGCGCCATACGAACGCTACGCCGAGACTGGCACGGCAGGGTGCTTCCCCGTGAATAGCCCGAAGGCGGTTATAGACTTTGAAACAAGGAGCGCATGTGACCTTAAAAAGCACGGGACGTGGCGCTACTCCTGCCATCCGACGACCGAGGTCCTCTGCCTCGCGTTCCGCCTCCCGACGTGGACGAAAGACCGCGTCGAGTGGTGGCATCCAGCGCATCCCTCGATGTTCCTACCCGAAGGGAACAGTGATCCTTCAGCTCTCCGAGAACTACACGGGTATCTTCAGGCCGGTGGGCTCGTCGAAGCCCACAACGTCTGGTTCGAGTTCTGCATCTGGAACAACCTCATGGTACCTCGCCAAGGATGGGCTCCTATACCACTTACGCAGTGGCGATGCTCGGCAGCTAAGGCAGCTACTCACGCACTCCCTCGAAGTCTTGATAAGGCAGCAGCGGCCCTGAGGCTCCGTCATCAGAAGGACGTCGAGGGGTCCAAGCTGATGAAGAAGATGACGAAGCCGCGCAAGTCGAAGGTCGCGGAGCGGAAGGTCTGGGACGCTCTGGGCGTCGAACATCCACGCGTGCTCTGGCACGACAGCCCCGAGATGCTCGCGCGACTGATCGAGTATTGTCGGCAGGACGTGCTCGCGGAGGAGTCGCTGTCGAACCGCCTCCCCGACCTCTCGCCTGACGAGACGCGCCTCTTCCAGCTCGATCTGGCGATCAACCTGCGTGGCTTCCAGATCGACCGGACAGCCGTGAAGATGGCGCTGCAGCTCGTTCACCGCGAGACGGTCCTGTTCAACCAAGAACTGTCCACGATCACCGAGGGCGCGATCAAGAAGTTCTCCCAACGAAAGAGGGTGCTCGCATGGCTGGAGGCACAGGATTTCTGGTTGCCGAATACGCAGGGCGGTACGCTGGACGAGTGTCTCGCCTTTCTGACCTTGAATGGGTCCGTTACTTCTACATCTGTCGCCCGCGTTATCGCTATCGTCCGTACCCTTGGTCGGTCGTCAACTGCCAAGTATGTCGCGATGAAGCGGTGGTGGGACCAGCGGGATGGCCGCGTTCGTGGCGGATTGCTGTATCACGGAGCGTCGACCGGGCGCTGGAGCGGCAAGGGCATCCAGCCGCACAATTTCCCGAAGGGCGTTTTGAAGGGTGAGATCGGCGAGGATGGGGACTACCTGAGAGGGGACGATGGCAAAGTCTCGAAGGTTGAGATGGCTCGGCTCTGGGCGGCGATTAAGGGCGGCAAGCGTGACGACCTCATCTCCCGATTTGGAGGTGTTATGGAGTCACTATCTACCGCCCTTCGAGGAGCCATCGTGGCTGGTCACGGACGGAAACTCTTTGTGGCTGATTACTCGTCCATCGAAGCGCGTGTCCTACTCTGGCTTGCGGGGGACGACGCTGCCCTCGCGATGTTTCGCCGGGACGAAGACATCTACGTGGATATGGCGCGCAGCATTCGCCCTGATGCTGATCGAGCTTTGGGCAAGGTGGCTATTCTAGGGTTGGGCTATGGAATGGGCGCGGACAAGTTCTACGCGACGTGCCTGTCGTGGGGCATCCCGATCACTGAGGAGCTGGCTCAGGAAACGGTGGATGCCTACCGGACGAAATACTGGCGCGTGAAGCAGCTCTGGCGGGACGTCGAGGCTGCGGCCATCGAGGCCGTCCAGACGCGCAAGCCGGTCAACGTCGCCTGCGTGACCTTCTACACGTTCGGTTCGTTCCTCTACTGCCGCCTCCCGAGCGGGCGCCTGCTGGCCTACGCCTACCCCGAAGTTCGCGAAAAGATGACAGCGTGGGGCCAAATGAGGACAGCACTGACCTTCATGGGGGTCGATACGAAGACCCACCAGTGGAAGCGCCAGTCCTCGTATGGCGGGCTCACCGTCGAGAACATCGTGCAGGCCATCAGCCGCGACCTCATGGCACGGGGCATGCTCAGATGTGAGGAGAGTGGGTACCCCGTCATCCTGAGCGTTCACGACGAGGTGCTGAGTGAGGCAGCGGACGGCGATCTCGCGGAGTTCGTCGCGCTGCTCACGGAGTTGCCCGATTGGGCATACGGTTGCCCCATAGCCGCTGAAGGCTGGGTGGGCGTGAGGTATCGGAAATGAGAGATCTCAAGGCAGAGTTCGAGGCGTTCCACGCGGACAACCCGCATGTGTTCACGATGCTGGCAGACATCGCGCTCGACGCGCGCTCGCGCCGCAAGACCCGCTGGGGCATCGCGGCCCTCTTCGAGCGGCTGCGCTGGATCAGCGAGTTCGAGACGTCGGGCGACCTGTACAAGCTGAACAACAACCACCGGGCGTTCTACGCGCGCCTGCTCATGGCGACGTATCCCGAGCTGGACAAGTTCTTCGAGACGCGCTTCCAGAACCACGCGGAGGATGTCGCATGATCACCAAGATCTACGTCGTCGTTGACGGGAACGTCGAGCAGTCCTACTGGACCACCGAGAAGCTCGCGTTGGTCGCGCTGGAACGCTACCGCAAAGCTGGCCTCGTTTCTGCAAAGGCAGAGGTCGAAGTGCTGGGCGTCAACATCGATGGGTTTACCCGTCGCAAACTGGAGAAGAAGTAATGGCTATCTCGCTCGTCGGCACGGTCGAACAGACGGTCACGCTCACGACGGCTCAACAGGTCAAGCTCCGCAAGGAGCTGCGGGAGTATGCGAAGCTCTCGGTGCAGATCAAGGAGCTGGAAGCCAAGAAGAAGGCCGCGAACGCGAAGATCGCGGAGGTTCGCGAGGAAGCAGGGCTCGATACGTTCGAGCTGGATGGGTTCTCGGTGACGCTGGTGGCGCCGGTTCGCGAGGTGCTCGATCACAAGAAGCTCATCGCGCTGGGCTGCAAGCTCGAATGGCTGGAGAAGGCCACGGTGATGACGCCGACCGCCGCCTATACGAAAGTGACGGCGCCCAAGTGAGGCGCGGACGGCCTCGCAAGGGCGAGTTCCGGCCCGCCACGGGCGAGATGCGCGCGACCACGAAGGACGCGATGACCTTCGAGGACTTCTGCGAGGAGCAGCGGATCCGCGTACAGGATCGGCTCTTCATGGTGCAGATCTCGAAGGAGCTACCCGGCGTCCACGCCATCGACGTGGAGTATCGCCAGTTTTCGCGGAACGACTTCTTCACGCGGAAACAGGTCGTGACGGAGCTGACGCAGGAGCGGAGGGGCAGGGTATAATAGTGGCACCCCCTTTGCAGCATGAACCTTAGATGAGCTGGAACCGAGAAAGACTGGCGTGGGCGGCGGGCCTCTACGACGGTGAAGGCTCCCTCAGCTTTTGCAAGTCGGGAAACGGCCTCCCCCGTCAGTATTACCGATTGAATATGCAACTCGTCCAAACGGACGTCTCGGTGCTAGAACGCCTACAGGACGCTTTAAACGCGGGCGTTATCTACGGCCCGTATCGACAGGGTCGGGCGCATCACAAGGACTACTGGCAGTGGCACGTTGACGCCTTCGAGAATATCCAGCACGTCGTCTGTCGTCTCTGGCCTTGGCTCTCGCAGCCGAAGCGTGATCAGGCGCGAAAGTCGCTTCTCGCTTACCGAGCATATTGTGCTCAGCCTCAGCTACCTAAGGGGCCAAGACCGAAAGGAAAGCCAGCGAAATGACTACACCCAAAGCTCCACGTATCATCCTCTGGGATATTTGAGACGACGCACAATCTGGTTGCCGTGTTCTCGCTGAAGAATCAGGACTGGATCAACGCCGAGAACATCCTGCAGGAGCGTTACGTCGTGTGCGCCGCGTGGAAGGTGCTGGGCGAGAAGACGATCCATGCGGTCAGCACGCTGAACGACGCGAAGCGATTCGCGAAGAACCCACACGATGACACGCATGTCCTCGAAACGCTCCACAAGGTGCTCTCTGGCGCGGACATCATCGTCGCCCATAACGGGGACCAGTATGACATCAAGTTCACCGAAGCGCGGATGCTCATCCAAGGTCTGCCGCCTCTCCCGCCGCTCGTCAAGGTGGACACGCTCACGGCTGCGCGGAGTCGCTTTCTGTTCAACGCCAACAATCTGGACTATCTGGGACAGATGCTTGGGCTGGGACGCAAGAAGGCTACGCCCAAGGGGCTCTGGCTCAAGGTGCTGAATGGGGACAAGGCCGCGATCCGCACGATGGTCGCCTACAACAAGGGCGACGTCAGCCTGCTGGAGAAGGTCTATCTGAGGCTGCGCCCCTACATGCCGAACCACACCAACCGCGAGCTGTTCGGGCAGGAAGGCTGCCCACGGTGTGGAAGCTCGGAGGTGCAGAGGCGCGGGTTCCACCGTTCCACGACGCTCATGTATCAGAAGTTCGTCTGCGTGGCGTGTGGCGGCTGGTTCCGCTCGAAGGCCTCGATCAAGCCTAACACAGTCCGGCACCGGATCCTGTGAGTAGCGGGGGCTCAGGGGCGAAGGCCCATACTGGTCCTCATGGTCATACTGGACTCAGCTGATGGCGCGATTCTTGAAACGTGGACTGATGCGCTGCCTGCGGGCGACGATCAGTGTGAAGTTCCGATAGAGTTCGCGAGAGGGAGATCAAATGAGTGCATGGAGCTGCGGGTGCGACGTCGAAGCCAAACATCGCTGCTCGGCATATCCACGATGTGTGGGGCGCACCGTCGAGATCGGCCGGGAGCAGATTGAGCAGCACACCGCATTAGAAGAACTAAAAGCCACGGGTCTAACAGGTCCGTCAGGGGCCCTCTGGCGTAAGCAGCGCCCGCTGTTTAGCGGCGTCCTCTCATACTTCCCTGATGCGCTGCTTGAAGTGGCGCACGTCTCGTTCGTCGGCAACGAGCAGCATAACGCTGGGCAGCCGCTGCACTGGGCGCGCGAGAAGTCAACCGATCAGCTCGACGCCGCTGCTCGTCACCTCCTCAACCATGCGACTGACCCCTACGACACTGACGGCACCCTGCACCTCGCCAAAGCGGCGTGGCGCATTCTCGCAGAGCTTCAACTGCTGAAGGAGAGAGCATGAGGATCGGCCTCGACATCGATGGCGTCTTCGCAGACTTCAACGAGTCGTTCATCCAGCGCGTGGTCGATGTGACGGGCAAGGACCTGTTTCCGTCAGAGCCCTTCGACATCCCGACGTGGAACTACCCCGAGCACTACGGGTATACCGAGGTCGATGTGATGGCCGTGTGGGCCGACATCAAGAAGGACACGGCGTTCTGGGCCTGCCTCCCCGCCTACGCGTGGACCGAGGAGGCGCTCTATCGTCTTGACCCCGACAACGACGATCTCTACTTCATCACCAGCCGCCCCGGCGTCCGAGCGAAAGCTCAGACCGAGCTGTGGCTGGCCGACCACGCTGAACATCTGGACTGCCCGACCGTCCTGATCAGCAGCAACAAAGGCGCCTGCTGCAAGGCTCTGGGGATTGAGGTCTACATCGATGACCGCGACGTCAACGTGTTCGACGTGCGGTCGCAGTCGCCCCAGACGCAGACGTTCCTGCTCGATCAGCCGTGGAACCAAGGCGTCGGGATCTATGACTGGAAGGGGATCGTCCGGGTGAAGAGCCCGCTGGAGATGCTGTCGGCTATCGGCCGGTAGCGCAAGATCCGTGCCAACTGCCCGCCCCGGCAGCCGGTACGAGCCCCTAGGAGCCCTTTCGAGTGGAGAGGGTAGCCTAGGGGCACCTAAACCACGATCTTCAAAAAGGCTAAGGATTTATGAAGGTGCGATCCAGCGTCAGTTTTGAATCCGGCACCAAGCCAGTCCTGACCATCCGCGAGGAGTTTGAATCCGCGAGCTTCGAGAACGCCAATAAAACCGCCCTGTTTCGAGCCTTCAAAAAGTACCCAAAGGCCAAACCAGAGAGTGTCGTGGTTGTGATCGAGAATCTCGACGCCGCGACCAGCCCGAAGGTCTAGGAGTTGTGGATGAAGGTCAGGACGACCTTCAGCCCGAGCGCCGCCAGCAGTAACAGAAGTGTAATCACCCAAGCCGTTTCGTGCTCAGACTGATGACCCACTGCTACCTCACGCGCTTCCGGGGGAGCCGGTCGCGGATGTCGTCGAGCTTGTCGTTCTGGGAGTTCGAGTCGGTCTTCAGATCAATGAGCTTGTCGTTGATGTCTTTGAAGACGACGGTGTCAGTGGCTTCGTGCGTCTGGAGGGCGGCTTTCACGGCAAACGTCGATTTGACGAGGAAGGCGTTCAACGGGATCACGACGGCACCGATCATGAGAACGATGTAGGGTGTTGCCATCTCGAAAAATCCTTGCTCAGCCGCCATTACATGCCTGCCTCAGCTTGCGCCTTTGACTCCAGCGCGTCCTGATAGTATTTGGACGTTCGTGCGGCCCGTGCCGCCTTCCCTGCTTCCGCTTGCGCCTTGGTGATGTGGGTGACCGCCGTCTTGGGTTCGAGGCCCATGGCGGTCATGTCAGCGTTCGTGTAGCCCTTCGTGGCGCTCATCTGCGACTTGCCCCGCCGAGACTTCGAGGGTTCGAAGACGTCCCTGATCGGGTGCATCATCTCGCCGGTATCGGGGTGGACGTAGGGGCCTTTGGGCTGGACGTCGCCTTCGGCCGTCACGCGCACGCGCGGCTTCGGCACAGTGGCGGGAGGAGCCTCGACCGGCTCAGCCGCCAACGGGGCCTGCATCGCTTCGGGCGGCACAGACTGCGTGACGCGCGGGTCGTTATCGGGGACGACGTTGGGCTCGGTCAGGTTGATGGGTGGCGCCGCTTCCGCCTCTGCGGGCTTGCCTGTGCCTTCGCGCATCGCGGCCTGTAGGGCCTCTTCGAACGACTGGGGCTCGATCCCGGTCGATCCGCCCGCATTCGGACCCGACGCCTGCTGACCGATAGGCGACTCCTCGCCCGTGATCTCGGCATCGGCGGGCAGTCCGACCGGCGGGGGCGTCCCCTTGGGCAGTTCACCAACCGCCGGACCCGGCAGCGGGTTGTTCGGATCGTAGGGGGCCTCGCCGGTCACTTCCGCGCCTGCCGGGAGTTCGCCGCCACGGCCAGCCAGCGCCTCAAGCATCTGGGCCTGCATGCCGTGCGGGCCACCGTTGCGCGTGGCTCGATCCAGATGCAGGGCTGAGTCGGCCGCAGCCGCGTCAGGACCGATGCTCTTGATCATCGGGTTGACGTCCGTCGCGCGCGGCAGACGGGCCTCAAGGGACGACGTCTCGGGGAGGATGCCGCCGAAGAGGTTGCGTCCGGCCGCGAGATCGCTCCCGAAGTTCTTGCCGTTGAAGCCTGCGGGCGCTGGGCCGCTCAGGGGGCCTTTCGCAGGTAGCTGATCGATCAGACGGGGTTGGTTCGCGAGGAGGTCTTCCATGCGACCCGTCGTCTGCAAGTCTGATGCCGCTGGGTGCTGCACCTGATCGAGCCACGAGGGGGCGCCCGAGGTCGGAGCTTCGACCGCAGCCGCTGCCCGAGCAGGACCGGCAGCTGTCCGCGCAGCCATCTCGGCCTTGCGCGCTTCCGGTGAGAGCTTCTTCAGGTCGGCCAGATACTGAGCGGCGCCGACCGGCACATCAGCTGGAACGCCCGTGGTCGCTTGTGCGGCCTGCATGCGGGCGGCAGCTTCGACGGGTGACTCGACAATGGGGGCGTAGGGCGCGCGAACCGCACCCTCAGGACGCGCAAGCGGCTTTGCGCCTGTCGCAGCGGCCGGTGATTGCACGCCCGTCGTGCCTTCGCCAAACTTAACGAGCCCTTCGCCAGCCGCACGGAGCGCCGGAGGGATCATGACCATGCCGGTCGCGCCCATCATCGCGCCTTCGGGGACGCTACCGGTCATGAGCCCGCCGAGCATGCCGGTGACGGAACCATGAATGAACCCCGGCTTCTTCGACGCCTCGATCATCGCGCGACCGACTGGCGCCGCGACCTTGCGGCTGGCCCCGACGACTTCAGGGTTGGTGGCCGTGCCGTGTGCGCCGAGCAGCGCCTGCACGCCACCCATGATCTTGCCTTCAGCGTCGGGAGCCGTGAGAGCCTGCTGTGCGCCCTGTTCGGCCATCAAGCCGTTCGCGCCTGCACCACCCATGCGGACGAGGTTCGCGAGGCCGGGAGCATACGGGGCTACGCGCGAGGCAATCGGGCCTGCGCCCATCGCGGTGAGAGCCATCGGTGACGACATCGCTGCCGCCTGATCCCCGATCCCCTGCTCGATGCCCGCAGCGCCACCACGGAGGGTCGCGATGGGGTTGTTCACGAGGCCGCTCGCGATGTCCTTGATGATGCCGGGTGACTGCTTCGCGACGTCCCACAGCGACATGTGGACGGGGACACGGTTCGCCGTATCGATGGCGTTGGCCGTCTCGCCTGCGCCCGTCTGGATCGCCGTGCCTGCGCGCGTCGGCGTCGTCGCCCAATCGACAAACTGCGAGAGCATGCCCGGATCCTGCTTCGAGTTCTGGCGCACGATCTGTGCGGCGCGCAGCGGATCGAATCCCGCCGGGAACTGATGCTTGATCCCGTGCTCGTCAACGATGGTGACGCCCGGTGCCTGATCGGCCATTACTTGCCTCCAGCGGGAATCGGCATCCCGCTCGCGTCGTACATGATCGTTCCGGCGATAGTCGGGGGACCGCTCTGCGTCTTGTTGCCGCTATACTCCGAAGAGTTGTAGAACGTGTCCTTGCTCGACCCGGCGAGATCACGCTTCAGCTTCGTGACCTCGTCGTTGATGTCGGTGTCCTTCTGGTGATGGTTGATGTTCTGCTCAGCATCCAGAATCTTCGAGTAGGAGTCCGAGGCTTTCTTGTAGACGGCCTCCGCGAGCTTGTGCATGGCTTCGCGCTGAGCGGGATCGAGCTGCAGCGGGCCGTTGCCGGTCCACGCGTTGAGCTTGAGCGCGAGGTTGTCCCACACGCCCCGTGTCAGCACTCGGTCGATCTCGGGCTTGGTCATGCGGAAGCCGCTGTTGCCGCCGGAGGTGATCGTCGCCTTGAGGACCAGTGGTGCGAGAGTCGCGTCCGCTGCTTCGGTATGCTGTGACAGAGCGTCTTGGATGTCCTGAGCGGTCGTGATCCGCGCGAGCGTCGACTTGCCGACTTCCTTGTCTACGCGCTCGAACGCCTTCTCGCGGGTGCGCTGGAGTTGGGCTTCCTGCGCCATGTCGTGGACGGACGTATCCTTGGGAGCGGGCTCGGTCATCCAGTGGGCGCCCTTCGGGACGTCGCCGGAGTGGGGAACCCAGCCTGTGGGCGTCAGACGCTCGACCGAACCGTCGCGCGGATTCTGCCGCATCACGGCTTCCTGATCAGCGGACGCGGCCTTGGGCTCGGTGAGAGCCTTCATACCGAGGGCCTCAGCCTTGTAGTTGTTACGGACAGAGTCCCGAACTTCGGGGGGCAGCGTCTGGATGAACGCTTCGCGCTTCGCATCGAGATCAGCCTTCTCGCGTTCCGCTACGGAGCCGGGGAACGTCATCGGGCCGGGAGTCATCGCGCCGGGTTCGGCTGCGCCTGTCGTATCGGTGAGGTTCGCACCCGTGCCTGCCGCCGTCGCGCCTGCCGCAGGAGCTTCCTGCAGAGCCGCCGGAGCCATCGCGGACGTGTCGGTTTCCATCGCAGGAGCCTGCTGCCGGAACACGCCACCCAGATTCAGACGCTGCGCGGTCGCGACGTCTTCGGGCATCGGGCGGTCACCCTTCACGTAGGTGTCCTTGACGTGCTGCTGGAACCCCTTGACCTCTTTGTCGTGGGCGTCCGCGAGATCCTTGTTCTTCTTCTCGGTGAGGGCGTCCTGCTTCTCGGCCGCTGAATCGAGTTCGGCCTGCGCGAGCCGCTGCTCACGCTTGTTCGCGAGGTCTTCGAGCATCGTCTGATGACGAGCCGCCGCCTGCTGTGTCAGGTAGCCCTCGAACCCGCCCGAGAACGCGGCGCCGGGATTGGTGAATTGGAAGTCAGCCATTAGAAGAACTTCGTCAATTTGCCGAGGGTGGACAGAGTCGGGGACAACCAGTTGGACGTCTTCTCAAGGGTCGAGGGCTGTCCGTACTGAGTCATGAACTTCGACGGATCGAGGATCGCGGGCATCGTGGACGTATCGTATTGTGGCGCGTTCGCGAGCTTGGCCTTCGACTGGGCTGCGAGGTTCGCCGCCGTACTCAGCGTGTCCGCGCCGTAGGGCGTGATGCCCGCCGCGTTGAACGGACCCGGCTTCCGGTTCTGCACGTAGTTCGCGTAGTAGCCCTGCTTGAGGGCATCATTGCGCTGCGACTGCTCTTCCTTCGCGCGAGCCATCTGTTCGGCAGCCGCTTCACGATTGGCCTGCAGATCCATGTTCGCAGAGGCGCCACGGTTCTGCGCGGAAGCGTTCGCCGCTTGGCCGAGGCCCGAGCTGGCCGCACCGAGGATGTCCTGAAGCCCGCCACCCGAGAGGAGCTTCGCAGCCGTGCCGAGAGTGCTGGTGCCCGCCGCCGTTGCTGCGCCGCCGAGTGCCGTTGGAGCTGCGATGTCCGTAGCCGCACCGAATGCGCCCCCGAGATCGGCCGCATCGCTCGCTGTGGCCGTGACCCCACCGCTACCCCCAGCGCCCGCTCCGAGGAACGGAGCCGCCGCCACGCCACCGAGGGCGCCAGCCGCCGCGAGGATCGCATACGATTCGGGTAGATCCCAGAACCCGCCGTTCTTTTCGAGCTTGCCCGTGTTGACGTCGAAGTGTGCGCCGTCCACGCCGTTCGCAGGCTTACCCGTGGCGGGATCGATCCTGCCCACCGCATACTTCTGCGCGGCGGGGCTCAGCGTATCGCCCGAGTACTTCGCCATGAGGGTCGGATCAGTCTTCGAAGCAGCGAGCAACGCGTTCGGATCCTTCCACTGGTCGCGGAACTGCTTCCACTGAACGAGTTCAGCGAGGGTGTTCTGGTCAATCGGAGGTGCTTGGTATGCCATGCTATGCCCAGCTCAGCGGAGAGTTGCGATACTGATCGTTGATGTCGAACTGGTAGGCGTTGTTCGCGAGTGAACGCCCGAACTGCGATTCCTGTTGTGCGCGATCCAGATTCGACAGCTCTTCTTGGAGAGCCATCTGCTGTTGTGAGGTGAGGAGGCCCATGGCCCCGCTCAACGCCTGCGAGATCTCTTGGCGGCGAGCGGCAACCTCTTGCTGCCCGAGCTGGCCAGCAAAGCCAGCAGTGGCCTGACCGGAGGCTTCACCAGCTGCGCGCGTGGCGGCGGCTTGGTTGCCGTTCGGTCCTGCGCCCTCTGCGAGCTGCGAGAGGGTGTCCTTGTCCTGACGCGCGCGAGAGGCTGCGAAGGAGTCAATCTGTGGCCTCGCGATGGCATCCGTCTGGGGGTTGAACGAGAGCGACTCCTGCGACCGCTTCAGCAGATCCGCGTAGAGGGAGTTGGCGTCACCCGCGCCGAGTGCGCCGCTCATCAGGTTGCCGCTCGCGAGAGCAGTCGGATTGACCTGAAAGCCACCCGCACCCGGCATCGTGCCGCCCTGAATCGGAGCGCCACCGGTCGAGTAGTCCCCGACGCCACCCTGTGCGGAGGCCATGCGGTTCGCCCACGTCCCCGACCCACCACTGTTCTGGTAGCCGTTCGCGAGCCCACCCGACTGATTGATCTTATCGACCCAGTACTGGAAGTCGGCTTGGTCGCGAGGTTGGATGCCCTTTGCTTGGAACGCCTGATAGACCGCCTGAGAGGTCGGGTCCTGCATGTTCACGTAGGAGGGGGCCTGTCCCGCACCGGGCATCGTGCCGCTGCCGCTGGGAGTCGCTGCTGGTGTGGGCTGAACCTGCGGGGTGCTCGTCGGCGTGTTCGATCCGCCGCTCGTATATTGCTGCGGGTCGCCGTAGTTCGTCTGACCCTGCGGCGTCTGGTAGCCCGAGCCGTAGGAGCCCGACGCTGCCGGGGCGCCGCCGCCCGCCGCATTCTGCACGTTCACTTGCCAATTCGGATCCTTCGAGTAGAAGTCCGTCTCGGCCTGCGTCGGAGTGCGTCCGACGATGGACTGAAAGCCGCTCGCGTCCCACGGAGTTGAAGCCATCGTTATCCTGCTACGTACTGATAGCCCATGACGTCAATCGTCAGGACGCTGGCGGTCTGCGCGATCCCGACGAGGAAGTTCGTCGAGTCCATGCGCCGCTCGGTGTAGAAGTCGAAGGTCGAACCAGCCGCTCCCTGCGCGGTGAGCGTCTGGGTTTTGAACCATTCCGTGCCCGCCACGCCAGCGCCCGTCCCGCCAATATAGAGGCTGAACCAGCATGAGGCGTTCGAGGTGTTCACGACGTGAACCTGCGTAATCGCTGACCGGATGGCCGCAGCCGGTGGCGTGTAGATGTTGGTCAGCGAGTTGGCGATGTACGCGGGAACGCCGCTTGCCATGAACGAGACGAGTGTTCCGGCCACTTAGGACACCTCTGGGGACGTATCTAGTCTACCACTTGTCAGTTGGGTAGGGATAGCCTGTTGCGTGGCCAACTGCTTCGTCTGGAAGGCGCTGACGACGTCGGGCGTCCAGAGAACGGTCGCGACGGCTGCCACGCGCGCGTCAGGGTGCTCGACTTTGTCACTCGGCTGGAGGGTCGAACGGTGGTAGGTTCGGATCAGCTCGACGCCGTCCTCCTCAATCACCGTGTCTTCGCGGAGCTGGATCTGCCCGTCCACGAGGATTTCGATCTTGCCGGTTTCGATGCGCTTGGTGACCATGGTGAGGTTTCCTATGCTGAGGCGATGTAGGTGGCTGACCCGATGATCTGGGTGGTGTTGGTGATGTCCGTCGTGGTCAGAGTCGTAAGTGTCGCAGCCGCAACTTGGATGCCGTCAATGACGATAATGGACGTGCTCGGCGCGATGTAGCCAGCAAGGAAGACCCAGTTCGTTCCCAGCGACAGCCAGTTGCCGATGTATGCACTTCCAAACACATTGGCTTGGTTGGCGAACGGCAGTCCGCTGATTTGCACCGTGGTGGTGATGGTGCCCTTGTTCGTGAGCACGATGTAGAAGGACACCGTGACGAGCTTACCGATTTTGACGTAGGTGCCTAGCTGCGTTCCGTAGGTCTGCCCGCTGGTGCCGCCCGAACCGCCGAGAACCGGAGTCCACGAGCCCTCTTCATAGTCGTCGAGGGTGTTCGCCCCTGCCGACGCACTCTGCGTAGCCGGGAAGTTGATCTGACCGCCGAATGCGTTGATGTTGGCCAGTCGATCAAGGATGAACGACGCTTGCAGTGCTAGTCCATCATCGAGGGGCTGGAGATAGAAACTGCTGCTCTCTTCGCCAATGCGCCAAAAATGTTGATTAGCTGCGTTGCCCGTTTCGTTGAAGTAGAGAAGTGGATTCGCTGCTGTAGTGACTACACTGCCTGTTGCGAACGTCTGAGCTACCAGATGGTTGTCGATGTTGTCGAGTGCGACGTTCGCGCTCAGGTGAGTGTCTGCGAGAGTGCCGCTCACGGCATTCGCAGAGCCCAGCGCAATGGCGCCGAAGTCCACCGACGTGCCGGAGCGCCGGAGCACGTTGCCGTCTGAACCCGCCACGATGTCCGCGCGCGGGGCGAGCGCATTGCCTGTGACGCCCAGCACACTGAGCGCCGTCCCCTGTGTGAGCGAGATGATGGGGTCAGCTGCGAACCCATCGCCATTCGATACCGCGATATTGGGACCGGGGGTGATCGTGCGAGTGGCGACCGCGCCTGCGCCTGTGCGCGTGATGAATCCAGTCCCCGTGAGCGCCGAGATCGCTGCCAGAATCCCCGCCATCGAGAACAGGGGATTGCCTGCGTCTCCAGCAGGATTCGTGATCGAGATGTCGGCAGTTGACGTGAGTGTGCGATCACGCAGCAAACCGCCAGTGAGTCGAGCGAGGAAGCCAGCCATTAGGGCATCAACGTGAACATGAAGAAGGCGGTCATCGAGCCGCCGCCTCCCGACGTCGGGAGCAGGAAGTCAGCCGTCTGACCCTTGAACCAATATTTCTGGGAGCCGGGATCGGGAGGCGAGGACGACTTCTGCACGCCATCGAACGTCTGCCCCTTGAACCAGTATTTCTGATCGCCGCCAGCTTGGATGGGCATTATGTGGGGGTCCACTCAGCGACGAAGAAGTTGCCAGCCGTACCGACGCCCTCGACGACGAACTCCATCACACCGGCAGCGGAAGCTGCGGCCGTCGTGCCGTTGACGTTCTCCCACGCGCTGGCGCCTCCAGTCATGATGCCGATCTGTACGTCAGACGTAATACCTATCGCTGGGTTTGCGAGGAGGAGCAGCCGAGGAGCCGTCGCTCCGTTGTAGCTGCCGTCCTTCTGGCAGTAGACGCTCATCGTGACGGTCGCGCCACTCGCTACCGCTACGCGCTTCGGAGACGAACGCAGGGTCGAGTTGGCCAGCGTGATCGTCGGCGTGAGCTTCTCCGAGAACCCGCTGGTGTGCGTGGTGCCCGTCTCGTAGGCGTCCGTGCCGATGCCGAAGTACTGCTTCGAGTGCGCGACGGTCCCGCTGATCTGCTGCTGGGCGATGAAGCTACCGGGGATGATCGTGCCCGTCGTCGAGGTCTTTGTCGCGGAGCTGAGCGTCGTGTTCACGAGTGTGACGTGCGCCACCGTGGCGCCGACAGACGCGAGGTTGAGATCCACGGTTGAATGAGTGGTTTTCGTGCCGCCGCCCGCACCGAACGTGCAGTTGCGGATCTCGTATTCGACCATGCCGTTGTTCGGTGAGCTGATCGTCAGGCCGTTCGCTGTGGAGAACGACGTATCGCCAGCAATCGTACACGTATCGAACACTCCGGCGAACAGCGCCACCATGATGACGTTCGTCGTCGTGTTGCCGAAGAAGACACAGTTCAAGAAGGTGACGTTCAGCATCCGCGCCGCGTTCGAGCAGTTGATCCCCGAGGAGCCTTGACGCCACACCGTGACCCCGTTGATCGTCTGGTTGAACGCGTCTGCGCCGAACGAGATCGTGCCGCCACCCGAGTGAACCACCGTGTTGTCGATGAGGCCGGGAGTGATCGAGACGTTCGATTCGCTGATGTTGAAGGGGGCTGAGCCCGCGACGATGCGGTTCCCGCTCCCGACTGCGCCGCCGGAGTCGTTGAACTGGATGCCCGAGCCGTTCGGCACGATGCAGATGTTGTTGCTGATCTGCCAGACGGTGTTCGTGGTCGCCGCCATCACGATGGCTGGACCTGCGCCCGACCCCACACCAACCACGAGGTTGCTGTTGAAGGTCATCGTCGAGCCGCCACTGGTCGTCGGGAAGTTGATCGCGTTGTTGCCCGAGGCGCCGTAGTCGCGGAACGAACAGAACTGGATGTCGAACACCGAGGAGGTGCCGTAGGAGCCGCCCGCTCCGGCTGAGATACCCGCACCAGACGCGCCCGCAATGTAGCGCCAGCTGGTCCAGCGCATAGTGACGCTGCACGCCGTCGAGGGAGAGTTCGCGAGGATCTCGAAGTCCGTGAATCGTGCGCTGTTGTTCGAGCGGAACTGCACGTTGCGCGTGATGAGTGCAACTTCCGCGACGACACCATTCGATCCGCCGTGTGCGTTCGTGAGGCCCGCCGAGATCGAGAGCGTGCCGGTCGTATCGGTCGCGTTCAGGATGCGCTCTTCCGATTGGGTTGGGGTACGGGTGGTCGCTGCGATGGCAATTTCGTCCGTATTCAACCAGCCAGTGATGCGGTCGCACACGAGAGAGGTCGCGGCAGCTGCGGCATCCGCGTTCAGCAGCGCATAGTAGGAGTTGTTCGCCGCCGTCCGCGAGAGCCCCTCCGTGTCCCACGTTGCGCCGCCCGTGACGCCCACGCGCGAATCCAGCGATGTCGTCATCACGAACTCGACGATGGCCGAGCTGTTGCGCGGAATCTCGGCGCCGTTCGAGCCCATCGTGTAGGTGCCGCCCGAGTAGACGACGATGTGGCCGGTCAGCGAGAGGAAGTAGTTGGTGGATGCGGTCGTGCCCCATGTGAGCGTGCCGCCCTTCCCAATCGCGATAGCCGCCCAGACGAAGTTGCCACGCGTGGTCGAGAGGTTCGTGGTGTTGCCGAACGTCGTCGCAGCAGTGTTGTCCATCGTCACCGTGCGGTTGGTGCCGACGCCCGCAGCTGTCAGCTCGCGGGTGATGAGCATGCGGTCGCCAGCAGCGGGGGCTGCCGTGCCAGTCGTCCGCACGTATCGGGACCAGTTGGCGCCGGTGCCGTTCGTCCACAGGGACACCGCAGTCGTCGTCGCAGACACGTTGACGCGAATCAGATAGCTGTCGGTGCCGTTAGGCGTGACGGTCGAGCCGTTGAACTTGAAGCAATACCAGCCGCCGTCCTTGTTCGTGGTATCGCAGGGGTCGAGGTCGCTGACGTTGACCGTGATCGAGAGGGCGTTCGTCGCGGTCGTGCTGTTACGCAGGACCACCGTCATCGTGTTCGACGGGGAGCCTGTCGCACGCGAGGCCAGCTTCAGGTAGACAGCGTCGATGGCGGTGGCAGCGGGAACGAATGTCGCAGAGTCCTGCGTGGCGACCGTGAGGGCCGTTGAACCCGCTTCACTATCGAGGATGGCGAGCGCCACGGTCGAACAAACGCCCCACGTCGATGCGGACGTGAAGTTGCCGGTCGCAATCGAGCCGAGGATGTTAGCCATTAGGCGAACGCCTGTGCGAAGGCCCCGAGGTAGTTCGAGCCGTCGTAGAAGAAGGAGAGGACGTCAGTCTTGGAGGCGCCCGTCGAGATGACGGGAGCCACGCCACCGGGCCATTTGACTGTTCCGGGCCACGTCGCGGCGAACGATCCGGCGCCCGTGTAGACCACCAGCACAAGGCGGAAGCCAGAGGTCGGGTTCGAGAAGGTGAACGTGCAGTTGCCCGTCATCGTCACCGAGTGTTCGTTGCCGATGGACCAGTCGATGGTGATGGCGGTGCTGGTGTTGCCGTCCGATACCAAGGGCGAGTAGTAGGTCTTGTTGAACGTCGCGCCAGCCGCTGCGATGGCCGCGTAGTTCGAGTCGTCGCCCAGCCGGAACTGCAGGATCGCGGCACTGGCTTTGAGCGCCGGATGGCCTGAGGTCGCCGCTTCGAGCGGAATGACGCCCGTCAGGATCGGCGTCGTCAACGTCTTATTCGTGAGGATGTCCGTCGAGGTCTTCGCAACCAGCGTATCCGCGCCGCTCGGGATCGTGACCGTGCCACCATTCGAGATCGACGCGATGACCGGGAGCGTCAGGGTCTTGTTCGTCAGCACCTGTGCGCCTGTCAGCGTGACAACGGCCGACTCCGCGATCCCCGAGTCCTCGATCAGCTTACCTGTGGTGCCGTTGAAGCCTGCCAGATTGTGCGAGACAGCCGACGCAGGCCCCACGACGTTGCCGCCGACCGTGGTGGCCGAGTAGCTGTCCCATGTCGTGCCGTTTGACCGCTCGGTGACCAACTCGTCAGTGACGAAATAGAGCGAGCCGGTCGATACGGTGTTGGCTGCGGGCTGTGCGCTCCGCAACCCGCGCGCGATAGCGACTGACAGAATACTCATGGCACGTTCATCCAGATGACATCGCCAAAGCTGTCGAAGATCAGCTCCGGTTCAATTGAGTCGCCGTTCGTGAGGAGGGTCCACGCGAGGGTTGAGCCGCTGCCAGAGCCTGCTGGACCTTGCGGGCCGGGAGGCCCCATCGGGCCACGATCCCCTTGGGTGCTCCGTCCCCCGCCGCCAGCTCGCGCGGCACTTGCTACGGCTGGAATGTCTACCTGTAGTATTTTACCACTCATCAGGAGCCCCGGCCCCAGATTGATCTGTTCGGCGGCTCCGTGGCCTTCGCCAGCGCCCCGTCCGAGCAGGGTAGACTCATCGATCTTCGGGAGGGCCGACTCAGGCAGGTTCCCACTGATCTCGGTCAGGTCGATGGGCAGGTTGAGCTGCTGCTCGATCTGGTCGAGGTCGTCCTTCAGGAAGCCACGAATGGTTTCCCACGAGCCGCCAAGCTCCTTACGGAGAATCAGCGACACTAGCTATCCTCCCCGGCGCTACCGGCAGGGCCTTGCGTCGTGGGCGTCAGATCGAGCCTGTGGAGTGCCCACTGGCCCAGCGTCTGCCACGGTGGCGAGCTGGTCAGGATGACGATCACGTCGCGCGGGGTCACGTAGAGGAACGAGAGCGGGGTGACGCAGACGCCTCCGTCTGGGTTCGTCACGACGATGGTAGCCGCGCCAGCTGCGTGAGCGGGCGTCACACATCGAATCTCTGCGCTGCTGATCCACACGACGGCCGTGGCTGCCACGCCACCAAACGTGACCGTGCAACCCGGCTGGAACAAGGAGCCGCCAATCGTCACGAGCGTGCCTCCCTTGGTCGTGCCGCTGGAGGTGCCGAGCGTGTTGCGGACGAGGAGCTGGATCGGGGGCGGTGGAGGCATATCTGAATACTCGTAGCTAAGGGGCAGCGTGCAGATGCCGCCGTCCGGGTTGGTGACGACGATGTTGACGGAGCCTGCCGCGTGTGCGGGTGGCTTGCACGTCAGGTGCGAACTGTTCACCCACACGACGCTCGTCGCGGGCGTGCCATCGAAGGTGATGGTCGGGGTGGCGACGAAGTAGCGGCCGATGATCGTCACCGTGTTCCCGCCAGCCGTAGGACCGAAGTCCAGATGGACGCTATACTGTTCGGGGTCTGGACCGGGGATGAACGTGTAGCTCAGCGGGAGCGTGCAGACCTGAGCGTCGGGGTTCGTCACCACGACGTTGAACGCGCCGCCAACATGCGCCGGAGTGACACAGGTCAGGGTGGTCGAGTTCACGAACACGACGCTGGTGCAGGCGGTGCCGCCGATCTTGACGGTCGGCGTAGCGACGAAGTTGGCTCCCGTGATCGTGACGGGCGTGCCCCCCGCTGCAGTCCCTGAAGACGGCGTGATCGAGAGCTGTGTCGGCGCGGGCAGCACATCGGGCGTCAGGTAGGTCCCCGTGATCGACAGCGTCGTCACCGAGATGCTGTTCAGGTAGCCGGGGTCGCCCTCATTGGTGAAGTTCCAGACCCAGCCGATGTCTGTGAGCGCGGCAAACGCGGCTCGACTCAGTGTGCCGACTACAGACCCTGTGGCCGAGTGATTGCCGAATCCCGAAGGCGTCGGTGCCCACGAGCCGCCACCGGGCGCCGTGACGACACCGTCCGTGACGCTGCCCGTCCCCGACATGAACACGCTGAGATGGAGAACGATGCTGGTGAAGTCGTAGGCATCGAGCGGGATGCCTGTCATGTTGGGCGAGCCACCACCAGAGATCGAGCTAGAGGCTCCGGCGTCTGACTGACCGTCCCCTCGACACTGTGTGGGATCCGAGGTCGGCGTCCATGTCGTGCCGCCCCCCGGCGTCACCACACCGGAGACTGCCGCCGTAAACGAATGCATCACAGGCATCGTTACACCGGATCTGAGAATTGGATCGACATGGCTACGGACTCGCTGAGCACGAGGCCGTCTTGCTGCTTGATCACGAAGGGCTCGTTGAGGGACGAGCTATCAAGCGGCACATCGATATATTGAGTCTCCTTGCCGAAGTCCTTGATGAGCGAGACGCGCACCGAGGTGCCGGGGTTGGCGCTCGCGAGGAGGCCGGTCGCCATGGTGCCCCAGAGGACGCGCAGGCCCGCGAGCATCATGGGTGCAGAGGTGATGCTGGCGTGGTAGGCGGTTCCGGCGTCGTCAGTGACCGTCTCACTATCGCATCGCTGGATGAAGTCGGGCGTGCCGAGGCCAATGAACGGGCGCTTCCGCACCGTCGTGATGCCGTCCACGACGTTCGACTCGGTCCACATGCCGACCGAATAGATCTCGGTGATGCGGCCCGTGGCGGTCGTCCATCCGCGCGAGACTTGCGCCTCACCCGCGTTCTGCAGCTCCGTGACTTGCGATATGATCTTATAGTTCGGAGAGGTGTTGTTCTCGTTCGCCACCCACCAATGCGCCTGCCGCTTGTACGGGTAATAGACGCCCCGCGCGATGATCTTCGACGCGCTCATGTTGACGCGGTTCCACGTCTTACGGATGCCGACGATGGTCCGCAATCCGGCCGAGCTGATCATCGACGGACCCTGCAGCGGGTCGAGGAAGAAGATCGCGGGACCGCCGTTCTCGTCGGCTCCGTCAAAGATGGAACCCGCAATGGCGCCCCGAACCGTGCTCATCGTCATCGGCAGGTAGGCCTGTGTAACCCTCTGTGATCGAGTGAGCTTGTAGATTCGCGACCACTTGAACACATACCACGAGCCTGCAATGGCCGTGGACATGCCGGTGATGCCCCCGCCGCTGTAGTTGTCCAGCGACAGTGTGGACACGATGGGCTCGCCGCCGGTCGTCGAGATGGGAATGCGCTCGTCGTTGCCGATGCCGGGGTCGTTTGAAACCGGCGTCCACGACACATCGGACATCTGTGTGACATCGGTCCAGTGGCCTCCGAGGACGACCCGGTCGCCGTCCACGCTCACGTACTTGGCGTTCACGGGTGGGATGTAGGAGCCAATCGCATCGCTGAGCGGGCCCGCGTCCGAGAAGCTGATCGGGTTCGATTGGGTGTCGTCGTAGGTGGTCGTCGCGGCCAGCACATGCGCGAGCACGTAGAAGTCGCCTTCCGCACCATTCATCGAGCCTTCAACGACCCAGTAGTTGTATTGTTCGTTCGTCGGCAGCGTCGGGCGCGTCACGCGGATCCCGGCGCCTGTTCCGCTCGGCGTAATGGTCGCAGTCGTGGAGGGCTCGCTCAGCAGCAGCTCTTGTGACGAGCCATTCAACAGGGCCAGCCGAATCCGATACCAGCGTTGTGTCGTCGAGATCGTGCCGACGCCTTCATTCGCCACGGTTGGCGGATTGGGCTGCGGGAGTCCCACACGGCGAATCGTCGGCGCTCCGAGGTTCGGATCCCACACATGCAACCGGTCCTGCGAGACGCTGTTCGGGTAGGAGATGAACAGGAGCCCGTGTGGATTCAGCGAGGCGGGACCAGCCTGCGTCGTAACGTCGTAGATGTTGGGGGACGCCGGATTGATCGCATCCACGATGCTCGGGATGCTCCATGTGCCGGTCGTGTCGTTGCGCGCGAAGGCTGCGGACGTGCCGGGGGTCGCGCCGAGCGCCCACTTCTCAGTCAGCACGACGTTGTTATCAGGGAACCACTCGCTCAGGTGGACGATCTGGGTGTACGTCGTGAGCCCGGAACTGGTCAGCGAGAAGGGCTCGCAGCCGTAGCGGCGCTCTCCCAGCGTCGACCAGAAGAACTCGACGTTGTTCGCCTCCAGACACATGTCCTTCGCGAGCTGGGTGACGGGCGTAATGTCATCCAGTCCACCACGCAAGGAGGCGAGTGAGACGTCCGGTGACGGCGCCATTACAGCAACCTGTTAACGACGAGTGTGCCGGGAGCCGTGCGGCCCTGATAGATGTCCTGATAGGCCGATTTGGCGAGGAACAGTCGAAGCTCGCTGCAGCGCCGGTCGTACTTCGCTTCCATCTTCATCGCCATGTCGGGCTTCTCTTGCTTGTCGTACTCGATGGCCATACCGAGGTACATGAGGGTGTCGTGGTAGGCTTCTGCGAAGTTCGGGACGTCCGCGCCGTTGAGCGTGGCCTTGAGCCCGATGACGTCCGCTTCGAGCGTGTAGGGCGCCGAGGCTGTCGAGTCGAGCATCACGGTGACGCGATCCGCGTAGCTCTGGTAGATGCAGTAGTTCTGGGCCGGATCCGTCCCCGGAATCATGTTCCGCAGGACGGCCAGATCGACCTCCGTGAGCAGGTTCGGCTTCGGGTAGGCCGGGTTGAACACGCTCATCACCTTTTGGACCTTGATCGGGATTGGGCCAAACGTGAGAAGGTTCGAGCCTGCGACCGTCGTAGCTTCAGCAGTCGTTTGCGCGCTCTGCTGCATGCCCATGGACGTGCAGAGGTTCTTGTACGCCTCATTGACGCTCTCACCGATGCGGGTAATGGCCGTCGTGGACGTCAGGTTCAGGCGTCGAGCGACGAGCGAGACGATCTGGTCGAAGGTCATCTACTGATCCTGTAGGCCGTTGCCCTGTTCGTTATCTTCGTCCTGAGCGTTCTCGACGTCGGGGTTGGGCTCGCCCTTCTCCGCAGCCATGTGCGTGATCTGCATCTCCAGCGAGCGGTCGGGGCTCTTCGAGTGCATGTCGTGCGACTCGCGAATCGACGTGACGTGCGCGTGAGCCGTGATCTTGTGTTTCGAGCCGATCTTCGGCATTTTCTTCATGCCGAGCTTCTTCATGCCTTCGTGGTCGAGATTGATGCGGAGGCCGTAGGGGTAGTCTTCACCCGGCGCGTGCGCCGGACTGACCTCACTCAGCTTGCCCGCCTTGGGCGCCTTCATCGGCTTCTTCTTCATGGACGCCATCTTCGTCACGGCATCCTTCTCGCTCATCCCTGACGCGCGCATCATGCGGATGTGTTCCTGATCGGGGATCTTGATCTTCTTCATGGCTATTTGTCCGATAGCGCCCGGTGCGCCTCTATGCCGTTGACCTTCATGTTCGGGTACTTCGCCCGAACCTTCCGTCGAATGATCGCCTGCTCGGCGGGTGTGGCGTTGGCCGACGCTCTCGACAAGGCATCGCGGGCGTGCGCCTCGTCGTGAATCGGGTAACGCCCACCAGAGAGCGCAAACTCCTTGGCCGGGATCTTCTTACGCGCTTTCGCTGTGAGGACTGCCATGTTAGTACCCGTGCCCGCCGACCGACGCATCGGTTCCAGCGACCTTCTTGGCCTTTTTCTTCCGTTTGCCCTCGCCTGCGACCTTGTAGGCGATAGCGACTGCTTGATCTTCGGGGTGGCCCGCCCGACGCAGCTCAGCGATGTTCCCGCTGATGATGTCTTTGCCTGAACCTTTCATAAGAGGCATGTGCTTATCCTTTCGCGTGTGCATAGACCGCGAGCGTCGTGCCCCCGGCGTAAGTGCCCGTGGTGACGTATTTCAGTCGCAGACGATCTCCGAAGATGCCTTGGACGCAGGTATTGACGGTCAGTGTGCCGTCCGTAGGAGTCGCAGGCGCATACGCCGACACGGCGAAGGCGACCTCCGAGCTGATGGCCGCGATCTTCGAGAGGGTCGCAGTCAGGAACTGGAACGCCATCATATCGACCCACGTCGTGCCTTGGTCGTAGGATGTCTGCACGTAGGCCGTGGCGTTCGTGCCGCCCGACCCATACACGAAGATCGCTTCGCACGCCAGATACTGCAGCCCGCCGAGCTTCGTGATGGGCGTTGTGGCAGTGGCGCTGATCGCTGTCGTGATCGCGAGCGGGGTCGCCCCGAAAAACGAAATGAGCTGAGAGTTGACGTGGACGTTGCCGAATTTGGCCATCGGCTTATCCCTTCACTTGGGCGTAAACCGCCAGTGAGGACGCGCCTGTGAACGTGCCCGTCGTCACGTAGGAGACGCGGAACCGGTCACCGAAGATGCCCTGAATACAGGTGTTGTCCGCGAGGGCGCCGTTGCCGGGGGTGAGCGGCGCGTAGGCGGAAGCCGCGAACGCAATGCCCGAGCTGATCGCTGCCGTCTTGGACGCTGTGGTGTTCGTGAACGCGAAGCAGATCACGTCGAACCACGTCGCCCCCTGATCGAGCGAGGTCTGGACGTAGGCTTTGGCGGTGGTGCCGCCTCCCGCCACAACCAGAATGGCCTCGCACACCAGATACTTGGCCCCACCCACCTGCGTGATCGGCCCTGACTTGGGTGTGGCGCCCGTGGCGCTCGCTGCAATGGGGATCAGGGTCTGCGCGCCCGCCAACGCCGTGACCGGCATGAGACAGGCCCAACCCGAGTTGACGTGGACATCACCGAACAAAGCCATTGTTGCTCCTTAGCGCGTTGTTGTTGCGCCTGCTGATCTATTATACCCCGGCAGCGTCCTCAGCCGCCCGAGTGTTCTTGCCGTTGCCGAAAGGCCGACGAACCACCCGCTTGGGCGTCTCTTCGTCTTCCCGGCGCTCTTCCGCTTGGGCGGCAGCGATCTGGGACACGAGGTCATGAAAGCTCTTGAAGAGCCCCTTGAGGTCCATGCGGTCGTCGATGCTGCCGTTCCGGTAGCGGAACTCCAGCGACTGGGTGTCGCCGCCCGTGTCGCGGAGGATCACTTCGACCTTGCGATCAAGGTAACGACCGCTGTGGGTCAAGCTGTTCAGGAGCAGGACGTCTTCGTCAGGAACGGCGTCGTAGGGCACTTCGTGGCCGTTCTGGAAGTACTGGCGTGAGAACTTCGGTGAGGCGAGCCCCAGCGGATGGTTCTTCGTGCCGCGCTTCAGATACTGGCCGAACGTCACCTTCTTCGGGTTGTTCTTTTCGAGGCCGAGGGCGACGGCGTCTCCGATTGCCTGCGCCAGCTCCATGCCGGGTGGCGGGGCCATCGGCTTCTCGTCTTCGCGCGCCTGTAGAGCCTCCGCAATCATTGCCGCGAGGTCTGCGCGTGAGATCGTCACCATGTCGGTCGGGGTTGCGGACGTATCCGCTTTCTTGGTAGCCATGAGCGTTGCCTTTCCTCGCAGGAGCGAGTTGGGGGGCTGGGTTATTTGGACTCCAGCCCCCCGAGTGAGTGACCTACAGGCGGGTGCCTGCAGGGTATTACGCTACGCGAACGAGTGAAGCGCGTGAACCGATGAGGATCTGAGTCGCGTCACCAGCACCTGCCGAGGTGTTCTGGCACGCCTGCCACTTGAACGAACCGCCCGCGTTCACAACGAACGAGCCGCTCACCTTGACGTAGGTGTATGCCGACGTCTTGCTGTCGAACACCTTGGTCGAGTCGGTCGTGGTCGTGCCGGTCGTCGAAACGGCCAGCGTGTTGTCGGACGCCGTCGAAGCGTACGTGTCGTAACGGATGGACGTCAGAGTCGCTGTGGTCAGCTTGAACTCCAGCGTCAGACCGCCCACGGTCGTCATGGTCGTGTCGAGGAACAGGTCGAACACGTAGACGCCTGACGCCGCAACCGTCCACGAGAACCCCGTGATGTCGGTCGGAACGACGTTTGCGCTGTAGGCCGTCTCGCTCGCGACCAACGCTTTGGTCGTGGTGGAGGGCTGTTGCGCCGAGAACACCGTCCACGTTGGCGAAGCCTTCGTGTTCGTGTTCACATAGACGACGCCTGAGGTCGAGAGGAGGATCGAGCCGGGTCCCGCGACGTTCGCGAGGGTCGTGCCATCGACGGGTGCGCCCACAACCGGGAACACGCCGGTATTGCTGCCGAGCCGAACGCCCGGTTTGACGAAGGGCCTGCCGCCCTTATAGATCGGTGCTGACATGAGATGCTCCAGCAGGGGACGAGCCCCTGAGAAAAAGTGGGGGCCTAGCCGATGCTAGACCCCCGCAGAGCGACTACGCTACGTTGACGCCGCAGACCGGGTACGAGTAGATCGCGAGCACAACGGCCGCTGCCGTGGTGGCCACGAGGCCGAGGTAGGCGCCAACGATCTGGTCGCCCGCCGAGAACCCGTCTCCGACTTTCCCGTCCGTGGTTTCACGGCCGAGCTTGCCGCCCGCTGCGGTGTTCGCGACCACGTCGGTCAGGAACACGCCTTGGACGCCGTACCATCCGAACGTGCTGCCAACGGTGATGCCCGTGGCAACCGCGCAGATGCCCGCGCCGGAGGCCACAACGAGAGCCGTGGTTCCAGCCTGATCGAACGTCACAACCGAGCCGACGATGGTCGAGGTCACACCCTTGAGGTAGATGTACTCGGCCACGTTGCCGGTCGTGTCGTAGCCCTTGGCGCGCATTCCGACGTTGTTGCGGCCCGTGGGATACAGAGCGAGAGTATCGACGTCGCCGGGTTTGCCGGTGGCGGCGAGAGGAGCGCCGGTGAGGAGAGCGGTAACAGACATGAGCTTTTCCTTTGTCTAGGCGAAAGAGGGCCGAAGCCCTCCGTCACTGTTAGACGTGAACAATCGCCAGACGCGACCGGTTGTTGGTGATGAACTGCAGCGCCGAGTAGATCTTGAACGTGTAGCCGTTCGCGTTCGGGATCTCCTGCGTTTCGCCACGGTCGCGGAAGAACGTCTTGCTGCACTTCAGGCTCAGGTTCTTCGGGTTGCCCATGAAGATCGAGCTGGTCCCGAACTGGCTGAACACGTAGCGCGTCGTCTTGAACCCGAGGATCTTGAAGCCCGCCTTCAGCTCTTCGGTGTCGATCCAACGCTGGTTCGCCTGTTGCGTACCCTCGAAGATCGCCTGTGTCGCCGCGTCTGACACGCAGAACGTCGGGCTCAGCTGTGAGCCGGATCCCTTGGTCGCCGCGTTCCAGCCGCTCGTCATGGCCGATTCGATGTCCGTGTCGTCCACGTAGGTGGCCGTCTTGTTCTGCCAGAACGTGTCCGTGCCGCTGTCGATGCCGCCGTCCGAACCGGTTCCGGCCGTCGTCATGTGCGTCGGCAGGCCGAGGAAGCCGTTCGTCGAGGTGGCGAAGAACGCCTGCTCGATGGCGTTGTCGTGCGAGTTCAGACCGTTGGTCACGAGCTGCTTGACCAGTGCGATCTTCTGGTTCGTCGAGGGGTTCTGCGCTTCGGTCTTTTTGGACCAAGTCACCGGGATCGAGAGTTCCGCGATGGCGTAGACGGCGCTGGTCACAACTTCCGTCTCGCTGAGCGAGGTCGGCTGCATGGACGCGCTGAGGAACGCTGTGCCGGGGTTCGCCTGATAGTCGAGAGTCGCTTCGATCTGCGAACCGAAGTCCACACGATCAACCGCACCCTGACGTTCGAGTTCGCGCATGAACGCGGACTCAACCCACTGATTCGCGGCCTGACGGGCTTCGTTCACGACAGCCGCGTAGGACGCCGAGATGATCTGAGATACAAGAGCCATGGGAAGACACCTTACGAGTTGGAGCGTTGCTGACCACTCGAACGGGGGTCAGTGTGCCGGTAGGGGCCTACTACGCAAGGCCGAGGCGGGGTCGAGTCGGTGATTGATTACGTCAATCAGGCGCACGTCTAAGATACAGGATGGGGGCCGGGGTCGTCAAGCCCCCTCCTGCGCTATGTCCAGAGGAGTCGGACGCCGTTCACCGTGTCGGCCGCTGTGAGCACGATGCCCGTGGCGGTTGGATCGAGCGAAATGGTCAGCGGGTCGGTCGGATGGAGCTTGATCCCGGTGTCCCCGCTCACGCCCTTCAGCGTGACGAGGTTGGTGTTGGTGCTAGGGAAGCGAATGGTGACGGCCGTCACGACGGAGATCCCGTCTGAGGGCTTGGTCAGGGTGTTCGCCCCCGGCGCGAGCGTGGCGATCTGCTCAACCGCTGGGCTGAGCACGTTGTCGATGGCGTCGTAGGTCTGTGTGCCCACGACGTCCCCACTCAGGACGATCTCGATTTGACGGGTTGCGGTAGTTGCCATGTCGGTCCTTTACTTCAAGCCAGCTGCGGCCATCGAATCCGCAATGACCTGTTCCATTGTACGCGATCCGGCGGGCGCTTTGACAGCCGCACGCGCTTCGACGGCCGCTGCGGGCCGCTCGTTCATCTCTGCGACAACCTGCTTCCGCACGGCTGTCTTGTCGGCCTTGAGCTTGGCCTGCAGCTTCGGCAGCAGGACCGCCGTACAGGCGTCTTCGAAGGACGTCCGGTTGGCGTTCATGTAGCCGATGATCTCGGAGGGCTTGCCCGCTTCGGCCTGCGCGTAGTCGGCCTGAAACAGATCGCCCCAGCGTTCACGGGCGTTCTTGATCTGGGCGGCGATCTTCGGGGCCTGCTGGCGGTTGAACTCGGACGCGCGCCGATCCTGCTCGATGGGCGTGAGGCGCGCTTCGAACTCCTTCTTGGCCTTCGCGTAGCCCTGTTCGGCTGTCCACGCGAGGACATCCTCGAACCCGGCCTCGTCGTAGGTCATCGAGCCGTCCGCGAGCTTGACGTTCGGCTTGGGCCGGGGGCGTCCTTCGGTCGCGGGGGCCGCGGTGCCAGTCACCTGTGGCGCGCCTGCCAGCCGAGCCTGCATGGGCTTCCACTTGGCCGGATTCGCGACCGCGAGGGCCTCGATCATGCGCTCTGGGTCGGCGTCCGCGAGCTGGTTGAAGCGTTTGTACTCGGCCTCGTAGGCTCGAAGCCTCGTAATCTCGGTATCGCGCTCTTTGATGACTCCGGCGGCAGCCTGACGCCCGCGCTCTTCGGCTTTGGCGGTCATCTTCTTGACGCGCGAGTGCGGAATGGCGTTTTCGCCCGGTTTGATCGCTAGATCGGCCTCTTCGGCCTCTCGGGTGTTCTTTTCTTCTTGAGTCTCGACCGCAGCTGCAACAGCTTCAGGCTCATCGCCGTCAGCATCCGCTGTTTCGCCCTCCGCGCCTGCAGTTTCCTCAGCAGGGACTTCGGTCGTAGAGTCGGAGACGGTTTCGGTCGTCTCGCCACTGTCGGATGTCTCGGTGAGGCCCGCATCGGCCATGGAGGACTCGATGGCGGCAGTAATCGGATCGGACACGGTTGATTCTGACATGTTCTGCTCCTGTAACGTCGGAAGTTTACGATCCCTCAGTGAAGCTACTTCATCTCGTAGAGAAACGCGCGAATGATCTCCGGGGTGATGCCGCACGCGAACCCATCGCTACCCCTCGACACGATGGACACGATGTCGCCGTTGATGTCGAACACTGGACCGCCGCTCATGCCCCCGACGTCCTCTCGGTCGTGGATCATGCAGCCGACGAACTGCTCCTGAATCTTCGCATTCAGCAGCTCGACCTCCGAATGATGCCAGATCAGGAACTGGCCCCAGCCGTAGCCGACCGAGGTGACCTCGTCCCCGACCATCGGCGTGACTTCCGCGATGTGGAGAGGCCGCTTGGCCGTCTCGACCTCGTAGAACGCGATGTCGTAGTAGGGGTTACCTGCGAGGATCTTGACCGGCTTGCCGTCCGCTGCCGATGTAATGTCCGAGCAATGGAACGCGGTCAGGAAGCGGTTCTTCGCGACGACGAACCCACTACAGACCCCGCCACCGGCGGGGCTCGTCAGATGCAGCGTACTGGCCTTCACGCGCTCAAGCAGCCGATGCTGCCACCAATCCGAGCCCTTCACGCCGATCAGCCCGACGAGCGTCAGGCAGATCAGTCCAACGGCCGCGATTACGTGCTCGAATCCGAGATCAGCTTGCTTTCGTGTGCGTGCCATGCGGCTACCCGCTCTGCTTCTGCCTTGGGATCCAGACCCTGTGGGAGGCCGACCCACCGAGTCGTGTGCGGGGATTTGTCCGAGCCGCGCATCGGGATGTGTTCTACGACGTTTGTCCACCCCGCCTCTGCCGCTGCCCGCTTTATATCGCTGTGAGAGTCGAACCGCCGGGGCGTCCCATCGGGGTTGCACAGGGCGTTCTTGATTTCCATGCCGCCGGGTATCGAGTCGTCGATCACGCCGTTGGCGCTGCCGGGGAGCCATGTGCGAAGCATGACGCCCCCGCAGGCGCATTCGTAATCAGCCGCGCTGATCACTTCGATCTTGTCCCGCTCGATACGCTCGCAATCCGAGCAACGCCGATCATAGATCGGCATTACTTCTTCTCCGTGGAACCATCCGGCTGTATCGCGAACAGGCGCCGGTCGGTGTAGCGGTTCTTCGCGTTGTAGCCGGTCACGTTGAACGCGGGTGCGCTGGGGAGCCTCGCCGCGACGACGCCACAGGGATAGTGTCGCTGCTCATCCTTGTGGCCGTCGTCCGTGAGGCGCTCGAAGTGCTGGTTGCACATCGGACACCGATACTCGAACATCGGCATGTTACTGGATAGGCTGATTGGTGATCAGCCGGAGCAGGATATTGGCGATAGCGCCCGTCCCCACAACTGCCGGAGCGTACTTGGGCGGAATGTAGCCCGTCGCGAGTGCGGACGTGGACGCGATGCCCCCGAGCGCGTTGATCCAGAACGTCTTGCTGGCGAAGATCGATTTACCCATCATGCGCCTCCCATTTCGCGACTCCGAGAGGCCACCTTCGGAGCCATGTTCCAGTCAGGATGGGCGGGTGGCTGCTGCCCATTCGGTGTCGGCGGGCCTTGCGGTCCCGGCTGTCCCGGCCCCGGCACTCCGGGCGGCAGCTGGGGCGGCATGGCGCTCGCCGCGAGCTTGTCGAGCACGCTCTTCGCGTCGTCGATCTGCTGTTGTGACGGGAAGACGCCTTCCGCCATCATCAGCGCGACGACGAGCGGATTCGTCAGATCTTCCTTGCCTGTGAACCGGTAGCTGATGTTCGGCTTCTCGGTCTTCGGCTGGGGCTTCGTCATCACCTCTGCCGGGTCCATCCCGCTCAGCTCCCAGATCTTCGCGATGATCGGCTCGGGGTTCACGAACCCGCTCTGCACGGTCATGTTCATGCCCTTCATCAGCTTGTCGATCTGCTGACCGGCGTCGAGCGCGACCATCGAGTCGGGGATGAGGTTCAGGACGAGGTCATGCGTGATGTGCTTGATGTCCCATGTGCCGAACAAGGCTGCTTTCTCTTCGTCCGTCAGAATCGGGAAGTCCGAGTAGAGCGTCATGAGGCCCGCGAGGACGTCCGCAATGTTGAGCACGAACGCCGCGACGAACGAACGCTCCTGCGTCACTCCGGTGCTGAAGTTCTCCTGCGTGGCGTTCGCTTCGGCCGCGGTGGTGCGCGAGCGGCCCTCCGAGCCCATCTGGTTCGGTCCAATGCGCCAGACCTCGTTCAGGTCGGCCTTGGCCTGCTGGTCGAACTCGATATTCTCGGATGGGTAGCTGGCGCGAGCGATCTCACCGATTGAGCGGTCGCCGGGGCCGTTCGTCGGGATCATCCCCTGCACGATGCCGCGCATGAGGTTCGCCTGCAGGTCCATATCGATACGGTTCACGTCGAACCAGCGAATCGGGATCGACCGCTGCCGATTCTGGAACATCTGCGAGCGCGAGCGGCGCATGTCGGCAACCTGCGGCCGTCCAGCCTGCGAATCAGACGGCGGGACCGGGTTGTCCGTGATGTACATCAGCGTCAGCAGCTGAATCGGGAATTTGCACGCGCCCGTGTACTTCCGCGCCATCGGGTCGAGCTTCTGGCCCTTCCACGGCTCATGGACAACGGGCTTGTCGATGCCGTCCACGTAGACGATGCGCCAGATAGCCTTGAAGTTCTTCTCGTCGGGGTCCTGACGGTAGCGCCAGTAGAACAGCTCGACGTAGGCGATCTCGTCGATGTCCGCGAGCGGCTGCTTGTTCTGGGTCTGGCGCAGATCGGTCGTTCCGTCGATGGGAGTCGTTTCCACCGCCTGTTCGAGCTGCTCGTCCGTCAGTTTGAACTCGGCCTTGCCGCACGCGCGCGTCATCCGAGCCTTGTGCGCGATGAAGTCGGCGTTGTTGAAGTCTGAGCCGATGAACTCACTCGGCCAGAGGAGGTCGCGCGGCGAGATGCGCGAGACGCTGAACATGTCGCTGACGGGGCGCGACACTTGGAGCATTTCGGGCGCCGGAGGTGCCGGGGGCGCTCCCGGTCCAGCCTCAGGACCAGCGGGTGGTGCTCCGGGTGGCGGCGGTGGTGCGCCCGGTCCCGGTGGCGGGGCTCCGGGGCCAGCAGGCGCTCCCGGCGGGCCGGGAGGAGGGGGCGGCTGAGGAGTCGGACTCTGTGCGACCGCGTCCAACGGATCCTCAGCCGGTATTTCCACCGTGTCGAAGCGCGCGTTGTAGCTGACGATCACGGCAGCTACGCCTGAGGCGTTCACGACGTCCGTCAGGCACTCTCTCATCGCGACTGCGAGGTTGGCACGTTTCGGACCCAGCTCATAATTGAGCTGCTTGAGAAACGGGCTGACCGCTGCTTTATACTTCCCATTCTCGTGGGTGCCGCGAATGGTGGGGACGGCTGAGAACAGGTTCGCAGTCTTCGTCTTGGTGAGGGACCAATCGGGGTTGATAGCACTCTGGAGATCGGCGTTGATGTCGAGCCCTTCCGTGAACAGCGGGATCGGCTGACCGAGGATCACGTCGACGTTGCGCTTCCAGTCGTTCAGATAGTGGCGTTTGTGCGTATACGCGTCGTTTGATCGGGACTTCAGCGTGTCCGCGATCTTCGTGTTCAGATCCTTGCCCGGTGCGGCGGCAATTTGCATGCCTCCGGCGACGGTCGGAGGAGTCACTGCAGCCATGTCGGAGGAAGTTTGAGTCAGGTCAGCCATGTGCCCCTATTTTTTCCTAGTTAGACGATCCTGATTGACCGAGGTCTTACGACGATGACAATTGGCACACAGCACTTGAACCTTTGTCAATTCTTCGTAAAAATCAATCCAGTTCAAATGAGCCCAGCGGCTCTGTCGTAGTTTTGGAGATTTCGTAGCCGGGTCCAAATGATCGAGATCCAGAACAACCGGGTCTTTCTCTCCGCATGTCGCACAACCGTGAAGCCCTTTAAAGGCGTTAATCACCGTTTGTTTTCTTGAGAGGAGCCGCTGCCCCCGGCGCCGATTGCCCGCTACTGAGTTCTTCACACTGGCCCTTCTAGAGTATCACGTTAGTTGTAGTACGGAACAGGCTGAGCGCGCTTCGGGCGCATCCAGCGGGGGATCGCTTCTGCCACACTCACGCGCGAAGCTTGCGCCATGCCCATTGCAAAGTAAGCCAGAGCGATAACGTAATGATCGTTGCCATCCGCGATCTTGCGCGGGTCGTGCTGGTCCCGGCGCAGTTGGGGGAAGGTCTTGACGAGATTCGGACAGCCATATTCGCCCTTCGCGTCCACAATCGAGAGCTGGGGACGCCCGTTGATCATCGTGTTGAGCAGTTCATGGACCGCGTAGCCCGCGAGGATGCGGTCGTTCTTCGACGGCGTGACGGGGATCCCGTTCATCTCGAAGAGTTCGCCTATCGAGTACTCTTGACCCTCTTTGATGTTCATCGTGGGGTCGCAGAACGACTCCGTGATCCGCATCCCGCGCGATTCACGCTTAATGTCGATGGCGACGTCCTTCGCAAGCGTCCGCTTCCACGTCCGCTCCTTGAACACGACCGCACGCTTGTTCGGCAGCATCGCGATCCACAAACAGACGGCCGGATCGGGATCGTAGCCCCAGTCGATGGCTCGGTAGATGTTGAACCAGCCGTGATCGAGGATCGATTTCTCGACGCCATCGTCGCCGCGCCACTTCGGGACCACGGGCGTCGTGTGCCACGACACTAATTGCCACTTCGTCTCTTCGGTGATGACCTTCCCGTCGTAATGCTCGCCTATCGACAGCTCAACCAGCTTTTGTTTCGCAAAATCATCGAAGTATGCGCCCTCATCGACGCGCTCTCCGAGCAGCCACGCCTTGCGGATGTGCTCGGGGAGCACGCCAAGCTTGGCTTTGTACGCCTTGACGTCCAGATGGTCGTTGTCTTCGAGTCGACTGAAGATCATCTGGTAGTTCTTCGGATCGTAGTCGGGGAAGAGCGCCGGATCGACCGAATGATCGACGAACCATGCGTACATCCAGTCCGCGCCCTCACCGAGTGGGTTCGATCCTGCCCTGATCACCGCCTGATAGCCTGCGTTCTTGGGCGCGCGGCAGGCTGCGCTGATCATCAGGTACTGTTGGAGCGAGAACGTGCTCAGCTCGTCGAACACGATCAGCCCATACTGGGCCGATAGGAAGTTGAACACGTCGGCTTCGGTTTCGCAGTGGCGGAAACTGATCGAGGAGCCGTTCGGAAACTGCGCGGTGAAGGTCGTCTTGAGGAACTGGCCCCCAAGGAGGGCCATCTCGCGCTCGATGTAGTTCAGATGGGACTCTCGCAGCTCAGGCATCGTGCGCCGGAGGATGAGGGCACGGAATCCGGGGATGACGAGACATCGAATGTGCGCGTCGAAGCGTAGCTGGGTCGATTTGCCGGTGCCGCGCGGCCCCAGCGCCAGCAGATTCGGGCACTCGGAGGCGTGGAACTCGGGCTGATGCAGCTTCGGATCAGGCCGATACAGCTCGATTGGGCTACCATTGTCGTCCAGAACAACGAGGGCCTGTTCCACTACTCTTTGACCTCAGTCGCGATGACTTCGATGGGCTCTTTGGTCGCGTCGAGGCCCCCGACCTTGATCCCGATCATCACGCGTGGCCCCTGACCGCCCTGTTCGGCCACTTTGGGCTCGATGATGTGCGACCCTTCGGCGCTCAGACGCTCCATCGCCCACTGCGCGCCTTTCATCGCTGCGTCCTGATTTCCGTCATTATGAGCCCTTTGGACCGCTTTTCTGTGCATGTCGACGTAGAAGTCCGCGTTGGCACGGAACTTGCTTTGGGCGTCGTCGATCAGCTCTTTGATGGCGGTTTTGGAGCGTCGGAGGGCAGTCGCGAGGCCGTTGACTTGGGCGGGACGGAGTTCGCCGGGTTGGTCGAGCACGACCTGTGCTACGAGTTCGCGTTCGGCGTCGGTGATGGGGCCGATTCGTTTGGTGGACTTACGGGTAGCCACTAGATCTCCTCTGAAGAGTTGAAGATCTTAAGATACTTCTGCATTCTGTTAAGGATTTCAGGGTCCTCTTTCACCAAGCCTAATACCCGGTTACAGCGGCAGCAGAGTAGCCCTCTGATCTCCTGAGTGGTGTGGTTATGGTCCATGGCGAGCTGCCGAACTGTTCCGTGAAAAGAAGAGGTTTCAGGCTGTCGGCAAATGCTACAGACTCCTTTTTGAAATTCAAAAAGTATCTCATAGAGGGCAGTCTGTACTCTTGAGCGTCCCATTTAGAGAACAAAGATGCAAGCAATGTGCCAGACAGGCTGCAGACTATCGCGGCACCCTGTTTGCATTGGTTATAGCCTATGGACATCATCAGCGAGAAACGCTACAAGCAAGTCCCGGTGGTCGATCTCGACATCCTGTATGTGGGTGGGCTGCACGATGTGATCTGCCTGTATCCCCACGACCGCTACGACATCACGACCGATGGAGAGATTCGTGTGTGGATCATCAATGAGCGGACGGGGGAGACGACTGAACACATGATCAGCGAGCGCGCCAACCGCTGCTCCTACAAGTTCGGAAACCGCTTCCTGAAAGTCGAAGATACCTCGCCCTTGCCGGAGTAGCGGTGGGCGTCCCTACTGGCGACAGTCGCTGGAGGGAGGTGCAGCGGTGCTGCGCGCTTCAGGACGCCCATAACGATTCTCGCACGTTGGCCCTGCGCTTGCAAGACCCCCAGCGGAGGTTTTCACATGTTCCGCTACTTGCTCCGTCGTAAGCTCGCACGCACGTCCGACGCCCGCCGCGAGGCGCGCTACCAGCGTCGGGTCGCCATCCGCTATCTGAGATTCGCCCTAGGAGGTTAGATGACTGATCGGATCAAGGACATCCCCGCGAACCCGAACCCGCTCGAAAACGGCCAGTCGGACCCCACCCCCGAGAAGGGCAAGAAGGGTTCGCTCTGGCGCACCGTCGTGTCGACGATCAAGGGCGTGCTCGGCGTCAGCATCTTGGCCGGTTTCATGGCCGGTTGCGGCGTCACGTTACCCCCTGCGCGTCCACCGGTTGTGACCCCGCCGCCCGTCACGACGCCCCCTCCTGTGACCGCTCCGGCGACCGTGGCGGTCGACATGGCCGCGTGCGTCACGCCGTTCGTGGACAACTACTGCAGTGGCGTCAGCGCGACCATCGCCATCGAGATCGGGCCGAACGTCTGGAAGACCTACCGGACGGACACCAATGGCTACGTCTACATCCCCGACGCGCCGAACGTCCCCGACTCGCAGATCACGATCAAGGCCGATGGCTACGTCACCATCCAGCAGCACCTCGACATCGCCCACAACCCGCTCATCCCCACCGACCTCGTCTACGTCAACAGCGTCTTGGGCTTGCACAATCATCGGGATTTGACTCCAGCAGTCAAGCCGCTGCCGCCCGTACCGCTGCGTCAGTCCGTGCTGGCCGTCCATATCACTGGGCAGGGCCTGACCGTCAACACGGCGCAGTTCGGGACGCTGCCGTGGTGGGAAGCCGCCCTGACCTACCTGTCACCGGCTGACCGGCAGGCCGTCTACGCGGCCAAGCACGCCAGCACGGCATGGCCAGCGGGCGATACGCACGCCATCATCGCGGTCCCCTCGGGTCGGGCGCTCTACGACGAACCGAACCAGCCGTACAGCGCAGACCGCTTCCCTCCGCTCGACTGGACGACCGGCGGCACGCTGATGATCCCGGCGTTCAACGACCTCGTCAAGGAAACCATCGACAACGGCTTCATCCCGATGATCTTCCTCGACGAAACCATGGACACCAGCTTCAAGACGCTGCCCGTGGTGCTCAACGCCCTCCAGCACAGTCCGTACGGCGACCTGACGCCTTACGTGATGATCCTGCCGGGTTGGGACGGCGTCTTCTACGGCTGGGAACCGTCCCACACCGTCATCCCGCAGTGGGCCGCGAATGCCCGCTCGGTCTGTCCGTTCTGCGTGCTCGGGATTGAGCATAACGTCGGCCACATTCCGGTCGGTGAAGGCCCGAGCGATTGGACGCCAGTCGGCCTGATGCGCGACTACGACATCCTGTTCTCGGAGTTCTTCGATGGGGTGTTCGACGACACGGTCTGGCAGATCGCTGGGCGCACGATTCGCCCGTACATTCGCCCCGCCGATCAGCCCGCCGGTGACGACCCGAACCCGCCGTACTACATGCAGGGGTCGAAGCTGTTTCCGAACGAGAAGCAACCCGCCTGCTTCTTCGAGTTCGCGATGTATGGGTGGGTGCGTGGCTCTTCGTCCGCTGCCTCCATCGTCCAGTGGCGGCAGTACTTCAAGAATCTCGGCTATCAGTGTGGCGGATAAGATGCAGCCGCCCTACACGCCTGAAGAGGAGCGGAAGATCGCGCTGGTGAAGGCCCTCATGGAGAACGGCGTCAAAGCGATGTTCGACGCCGTCGATACACCGGTGGAACAGGCTGAAAAGGAGCTACTCATGGCACAACCGTGGGAAGAACTGAAGAAATTCAACACCGAAAAGAAGGCGCAGACGGGCAAGATCTCGGGCGCCTCGAACCCCATCGGCATCCCCCATACCGATCTCTGGGCCGGTCCTACGCAGGAGGGCGGCGGGCCGCTCAGCGAGGGCGGCGGCGGGCTCGGACAGGTGCGGATCTCAGGCCAGTGCAACCCCGAGAAGATCCTCGACCTCGGCAAGCTGGCAGCGGTCAGACGCGTCGAGGAGCTGCGCTCAGACCTCAAGCGGAAGCTCGACGCCATGTATCGCGAGCAGCAGGCCGCGATGCACGTCGTGCAGGACTACGAGGGCCGCATCCAGCGCCTCAACATCCTGATCGACGACCTCCGATGAACCGCCGATCCTTCCTCCGCACGCTGATCGCCGTCCCCTTCGTGGGGGCGGCGCTCTACTCAGGCGTCGAACGCCTCGTCGTCAAGCCCTACATCCGCATGACGGGCGCCCCCTACTTCTCGGAGTGGCAGGAGATGCCGACGCACCTCATCTACGCCGCGAAGTGGCTGCAGTGGTGCGAGATCGACGGCCGCGCTCAGGTCGTCCTCGTGCCCATCCTCATCTCTCGGCAGTCCCTGTTCAACCAGCCGTCCGACGAGGCGCGCCTGAGCCTCGTCACCGCCGCCATCGAGAACGGCTACAACTCGCTCGTGGACCACGTCGAGGTCACCAGCGGTCGGCCGTACAGCTGGGGACCGCCGCCGACGCACGACCGCTACGTTGAGTTTGCGCTGCCGCTCGCGCGCATCGGATCCTCCCACACCGCGTGATTCGCGCCGCCGTTTGATCCCCGCCGCTGCCAGTGGCTACTAGTTACTGACGGTACCCACCAGCAGCGAGCGGGTCCTTCCCGACCGCTAACTTGCGCCGCACATTGGACTTATCCTCGAAGCGTGAACATTAGCAGGGCACCTGCGCACCTAGGGGGGCCTAGGCGCACCTTCGCGCCGGGACTGGCGGCAGCCAGAGGTGCGCGCACCCCTCCCCGCGCACCCACTGCGCGCACCCCTACCCTCCAGTGTCCTGCAGATAGGACGCCTGTCCTGATAGAAGGGCGAGTGTGGGCTGCCCGATACGGCCGGGAGTGGGTTGGGTGAAGTGGGTTAGTGGGCTGGGGCTGGAACGAACGACGGCCGGTATAGCGTCAGTAGCTGACAGCCACTAGAGCCACACCGGCCGGGAGTCTAACGGGTTACGCTGTCAGCGTCTGAGCACGGCACGGCTGACGATGTGAAGCAGGATACCGAGGGCGAACGCCACGCATGCGGCAACGTCCCTCATGACAACTCACCGATGAGCCGGTCCACCGTATCGAGCGTTCGTCGGAGTAGGTCGCACAGAGCCATGGCAGCGTTCCGGCTGTGCATGTCTGCGAGGTCGAGCCGCAGTCGTTCCCGGTAGACTCGGAGAGCGTCGAGCGTCACCGCTGTATCGTCGGTCCTCATATCCAATCCCTTTCGACTGACGCCTGACGTTGCCTGCAGCACAGAGCATCTTCGGCCGCACGTTCCCATCGCCGCCAGTCGTCCGGCATCGGCCGTTCCGGAGTGCTGTAGTACTCTTGAAACTCTATCCATAGCATTTGCACCCCATGCCAGTCCTTCGCATTAACACGACGGGTAAGTCTGCTCTTGAACGACCGATAAATCCTCTGCTCGGTTTCGTGGCTCATGGCGTCACCTCGACTACACGCCACTCACGGACGAGCATCCATCGTGACATGAGGTCGCGGGCGTATGCTTCGGCCGCTTTCACCGTATCGAACGTCAAGCCGTTTCCCGCCCACGTTCCCGAGTTATCTGCGATTACCTCGACCTTGAATTTCACTGGGCTACCCTCCTGATAACTTTCAACGCGTGGACTGTGCTCGACCCATGGGCGATGATCGCAATATGCTTACGCTGGTCGATACGGCCTTGCACAGCTCCGTCACACAACGTGCAGCGTTCGCACGTCGTCCGGTGGTTACCTTCATCGGAAGCCGGACACACAATTTCATGTGGCTCTAAGGGCTGCTCTGGAGCACGCGTGCGGAACGTGCGAAACCCGAGAGCGATAGCGTCTCGCATCTCGGAAGGGCTGTCGACGCTGGCCATCACGAACGGGGCAAGGTCGGGCCGTGTTCGCCACGCATGCGTGTATCCTGTCCACGCGAACACGCCACGCGTGAGCGTGTCGAGCACGTCTACCGGTAACGCTGCGGGGTCGCCATACGCCCCGAGCCGAAGCCTAACACCGTTCGCCACTAGAGTCTGTGAGACGGCCGCCGGGGTCAGCTGGTCGTATTTGCCCGCCTTGAACGTCTTGTAAATGTTGTTGGGCGCATGGCTCACAGTGACGTAGCATCCGCGTTCTTTTCCGTCCGTTCCGCGTAGCTTACAGTCCCCACAGATTGCAGCGTCCCCGCCGTTCTTGACTGCTACCGTAGCGGCCATGTCGCGGCGCAGTATCCACAGTTGGGCCATGGGTCCGGTCTTCGGGTTGGCTGACGCGCCAGTGATGCCGGTCACAATCGCAACGATGGGTGTCTCGTTGTCGAGTCGTGAGCGACCTTGCCAGACGACGGCCGATGATAGTTTAGCCACTAGTCAGCCCTCCCATGGATGGCACGGTCAACCGTGCAACAGTAGCAATCGCATTGATTCGTACGACGGGTAACGCGTCGGCTCTCACGGCACGCGGCCGCATCGGCTAACGCTTGCCGATGCAATCGCGCGTTCTGAACACGCGCGTCCTGTAAGGCGGTTTCGTGGTCGCGTGCCAGCTGGTCGAGAATCTGTCGAAAGTGGCTCATCGGCTCACCCTCGAATCCCAGCGCCGCAACCACAAGGCTTTCACTTCAGCGTAAGCCGTGTGCAAGGGTCCGAATGTCTCACGGTCAGCGTCAACCGTGTCGCACACAATCATCGCAACCTTGGACACAGCCAAATTGGAACCATCGGGACGCGTCGACGGGTAGCTGCCGACAATGTCGATGAACATCGCGTGGACCAGAATCCACGCGGCAGCGCCTGACAGAGCCGAAGTCTTCGGCTCGATTCTATCGACGCTCCAACCGTCAATGCTTTCGACGTTCGATTGGATTTCTGCTCTGACAGCGTCGAGTGTTACGCGGGAGGGGACTGTCACTTCGACAGTCACCGCGTAACACGACGTCCAACCATTGTCAGGGTCGAGGTATTCCATGTTGGCGCGTTCGCTGTCGTCCACTTCATCGCGGTCGTTCGTGGGGACATCGTAATCGGGCTCCGAATCGCGTGGGTCGGTCGTTTTCCAGCTATCGTAGGACATTGCTACCTCCGAGTGAAACGGCCGCCGGTTCGGATTTACGAACCCATCACCCATTTAAGGGCTACTCGGCGGCCACGGGTTGACTAGACCAGCGTATAGGACGCGTCGATTGCGGAAAGCTGACGCCCGAGTGCGACGGTAGCGCCAAACTGACGAACGGGGCTAAGGTCTTTCATGCTACGCGTAAACGCATTGTGCAGGCCCCAGACGTTTCCACGGTTCGCTGCGATTTCCGGCACCGTCGTATCCTCAGCGTCGAAGTAAAAGCGGTTGACATCCTCGAAGAGCCGAATCGGCAGAACGCGGGCAGCGAAGACGTCGTAAACAATCGCCTTTGCTCTGTCGGCTGAAATTGCAGCACCCTGCAACCGAGCCACTTGAACGTCGAACGCTTGAGCCTGAGTCAAGAACTTGTCGAAACCGTTTGCCACCATGGCACCGAAGTCTAGACCGGTTGTGTTCTTGCGTTTCCACGCGAACACGCTACCCGACAGTGACAGGTTATCGCAGACGAAGACGGTAGAACCCGCGACACCCTG